TCAGTCCCAAGGATTGCCGGGTTCGGCCTGCCCGTCAACCGCGGTGGCCCTGTGCGGCAGACGGCGAAAGGCGTCAGCAACCTCCTGCACGTCCCATACGAGACGGCCGTAGATCTGGCGACCATGAGGCATCTTGCCATCGTGGACGAGCCGATCGAACAGGGACGCGCCGATTCCGATGTAGGCGGCAGCCTGCTCGCGGCTAATGCCCAAGGGTGGGAGGCTATCGGGCAGGGGGCGTACTGTCATGGCGCTCCTTTCCCTGTGCCTTGCGGATGGCGTTCCTGCTGGTGATCATCACGAAGCCGTCGGCGAACTGCACCCGGCAACTGTTGAGGGTTCCTCGAGCCGTGACGGCGCAGGGCTGGCCTTTGCGGCCAAGCCGGTCCCAGCGGTAGATGTAGGGCAGGGCGATCTCAGGCAAGGCCGACCTCCTCCAAGAAGGATGCCAGCCCGGCCGGCTTTTCCGGCGCCAGGAACATAGGCTTGATGTCGCTGTTCCATTGGCGATTGATCAGCACCGAGAACCGCCAGCACACACGGCGAATCCGGTTTGCTGTGATGTCATCGGTAGCCCGGGTGAGGCGGCGTTCCCATTTCTTCAGCTCTCGCCATAGGCGGCGGTGCTCCTGGCGCACAGCGGCCGGCAGGCAGCGAAAGCACTTGCCGCAGATGATCTCGCCCGATTTGCCGTCGTCGCGGATGGTGCGCCTGCAGCGTGGGTTGATGCATGGGATGCGACCGACCATGGCTATGCGGCCTTCTCGGCGAGAAGTCGGTGGCAGATCGCGTAGACGGCACGGTCGAAGAACCGGTTGAACTTGTCCTGCCCCATGCTGGCAAAGGCGATGGACTTCGGGGTGTAGTGGACGTTGCCGTTGTGATCGACAGAGGTGCGCACGTGCCCGGTGGCGTACTTGATCCAGTCGAGTAGGCCTTCCGCGTCGCCCTCCCATGCACCGCCGTCGATGATGCGGCGGCGAAGCACGAACAGCAATCGGTGGTGCCGGGGGTTCCGCGGCGAGTGGATTTCGGCAATGACCTCGCGGCCGACTTTCATGGACTTCAGCAGCTCGAGGCCTTCGTCATCGAGCGGCAGGAGGCAATGGGTGCCGGCGATGGTGGCGTGCTGGAAAGCGGCGCGCGAGGTCATTGCATCCGTCCTCGTGCATAGAGTGGTTCAGACATCTAGCTCTCCTGTGGTTGAGGCATGGCGTTGTGTTCGATGCCGTCGAGCAGGCGGCCGGCTGCCTTTTTGCCGACGTCGACGACGGCCACTTCACCGGCCTCTTCGTCCGGCCAGCGGTGGTCAGGAATGTCCATTTCGCCGTTGCGATCGAGGATCATCCACTTGCCGCGTGCTTCCCACCCGGCATTGTCGGCCGCCTCGCTTTGGTTGATGTCAGCCCAAAGGCCCCATTGCTTGAAGAAGAAGGCCGTACCGGCGGCGGCGCACTGGTCACGCAGCGAGCGTACCCATGCTGGATGCATCGGTCGGGCGCCCCGGCCGCTTTCGCCGCCGACGATGACCCAATCGATACGCGTCCAAGTGCCGTCGTCTTTGATCAGGCCCCGCAAAGCGTTGACCGTCGCATTTGGCCAGCCTGGGATCGGATGACGGATGCTGGTCATGTCCAATGAGCCGAGCAGCGGCTCGGCGCTGATGAACCGGGTTGCCGCCGGCGTGGCGAGCAGGTCGGGAATCCGCTCGTCGGCTCGCTGTTGGTCCTCGGCAGAGACGCCGAGCCAGACGTTGGGCAGAGGCCAAGCTGTCGGGTGCTGGCCACCCATGGCATGGTAGAGCTTCCACAGCCGGTCTTGCATCGACGTGCCGGTCGCCGACGGGGCAGGGAATACATATTCGCGCATCCGGTGTGCCCGCTTCGTCAGCACCTGGAAGGTATGCTGCGGCGCCAGTGCCATGACGGCGAATACCCGGTCGATCCATTCGTCGGGCACGTTCTCGGCGAACAGGTCGCCATGGGCGCAGACGAAGATGCGGCGCGGGCGCGCCCAGCGCAGGGGCTGATCGAGCCATTGCTCGTTGAGGCGAACTTCACCATTCCATACCGGCCCAGCCTTGCTGTCGCGCGTCAGGCCAATGCGGCTTTCATGATGCTTCAGCCGGGTGCCGGCGAGCTTCATGGCGTAGCAGTTGGTGCAGCCTGGTGAGACCACCGAACAACCGGTGATCGGGTTCCATGTGGCGTCAGTCCATTCGATGAGGGATTGATCAGCCATCGGTCGGCACCTCCGGCTTGTAGGCAGCGATCTTTGCGGCTGCCTCCCAGCATTGCCGGCAGATGTCGTTCATCGACGAGCAGCGCTCATCGTGCCATTGGTCGCGCCTTGCCTTGCGTTCCTCGGGCGTCATGCCGGCGACGATCTCTTCGAACAGAGCGCGATCGCGCGCGCTCCCGACCAGGAACGATGCGTAAGCGTCGCTGTATGCCTTGAGCGCATCGGCATCCTGCCAGATGGCGTTGTAGGCAGACTGGATGTCGTCAGGGTCCGCCGGTGCCTTGCCGGTCTCGACGTCCTTCACGAAGTAGAGCGACGAAGACATGAGATCGGCGATGATCGCGGCATGCAGAGGTGAAGCGCGGAACGTGATCTGGTCTGACGGATTGATCAGCTCGTAGAGGCGAAGATCTTCAGCCATGGTGTCACCCCGCCGTCTTTGCAGTGACGCGGTCAAAGTTCCGGCTCATGACGTCGACCAGCTTTTCCCAATCCGGTGGGAACCAATTTTCTTGCAGGTGCGCGAACTCGACGCGCAGCTCCTCGAACTCGGCTTCATCCTTGACGCAGGCGAAACGGGTCTCAGCATCCTTGATGACCTCGTCGGGGTCAGTGAACTGCATCGCCTCCTGCTGCTGTGACGATGTCTCGGCTTGATCGTCTTCAACGATCTCCGCATCCACCACCGATCCGGCTGCGTTGACGTCGGTGCGCCCCTGTGGGGCTGCATGGCGGGTGGCCGGTGGCGGTGGCGGTGGCGGTGGCATGGTGCCTATTGGCTCGTGCTCATAGAGCACGCGCCCCTCCATTTCTTCGGCGGCGTACATGGAGCCGACCTCTTCTGGGAAGGCCTTGCGCAGTGCCGCAGCCTCGACGCACTTGTCGAACTGGCCTCGTGGCCGCCGTTCCCACGTGTCGTTCGGCACTTCGGTCTTGCCGATCGTCGCGTAGGTTTCTTCCCAGAAGATTTTCGTGTGAAAGGCAGCCTTGTGCCCCTGCACCCAGCGGTAGACGACAACGCTGGCCCACTCAGGAAAGCGGACCTTTTTCTGGATCGTTTTGGACCCGGTCTTTCGACCATTGTCCCATTCGTCGACCACGCCCTTGAACTCACGCTCGATCATCGGGCCGAAGACGACCTCGTCGATGCCGGCATATTCGCGTGTCCTGGTGGCGGTGGTGCGGATTTCGGCGATACCCGGCCAGACCGTCTCAACATTGCGCTTGAGTTGGCTCGAGTACATCGGCACGATGTGGACAGGCTTCTTGAAGATATCGAGGTTGCGAGCACGGCAGTAAGTCACTGCCATGATGATGGCTTCGCTGCTCTTGGCACTCGGGAAGAGCTGGTCAACAAGTACACGCCACTGCGCACCTGTCAGGCCATACTCGGATGCCACGCCGTCAGGCATTGGCATCGACGGTGGCTGAAGCACCACCGCCTTTGATTGCTGGGCGTTGTTGACTGGCGCGTTCATGTTGCACCTACGCCGCTTCGCTGTCGGGACGGTTCTTGGCGTAATGAACCCGGGCATCCGGCAGCGCGCCGAGCGCATGGAGGCGCAGGAACACCTCAAGTGCTGCGCGCGTGTCGCCGCCCGCAGTGTGCGCTGCATTGTGGTCGATGCCGAAATGGGCGCAGCAGTCGCTGAGCTTGGGCCAGCCTCTGCCACCATCAGCCTTCTGGATCTTCAGGCCGCCACAGGCACGCATGATGCAGACGTTGGGCGTTGCTTCAAAGCGATCGTCGATGCCGAGCCGGCGCATTTCGCCGCGCATGACCTTGGTGTCGTATTGGGCGTTGTAGGCTGCCAGTGCATAGCCCTGGTCGATGATCTCGGCATACTTCGCCAGCACGACGGCAATGGGCGTGCCGTTGGCATCCAGGAACTCATCGGTCAGGCCGTTGATTGCCTGCGCATCAGGTTGCATCTCCCAGCCGTCCGGCTTGACGTAGAGGTCGATGACGTCCTCCTCGACCATCTGCTCGTCGAGCAGGATGATGTTGAGGTGGGCAAGGCGCGGCTGGCCTTCGGCGTCGGCAGGCCGAGAGAAATCGAACAGGCCGCTGGTTTCGGTATCGAAGATGGCAAACTTGGTCATTGGACTTCCCCTGAACGGTCTTCAGCGTCCACAAAGGCGCTGGCTGGAATGGGTGGTGGTGGCGGGTTGAGCTTTTCGTCGATCAGCCGGCAAAGGGCGTCGCGGCGTTGGTCGGGCAGCTTCAGCACGAAGATGCAGACGTCGTTGTTGAACCGGTCCCAAGACGATCCGCCTGTGGCGCCTCGCTCGATGACGCCAGCCTCTTCCAGGTCCTGCTTGTCGATGTTCAGCAGGACGTGGCAGATTTCCTTGAAGAGCTTGGAGTCCAGCATTATGCGGCCTCCTGCACTTCGACGACGCGCATGCCCTTCGGGATGGTGGCATCCTTGACGTTGGCGAGCCGGTGGGCGATGCGCACGACAGCGTCATACAGCTCGGGCTCGTCCTTGAAGGCGTCGACAAGCGCGTAATAGTCGGTGATCTCGGCGCGGTAGTAGCGGCGCTGGTTGACCGTGATCGACTTGCCGGCGGCACCGCCAACCTTAGCCACGACATGCTTCGGCTGGACCTGCTTGACCTCGATCTCTTCCAGCGGCTTGCCGGTGAGTTCGGCTTCCTCTTTGGCCCTGCGGTCCATCTCCGCCTGCTTGATGGCGGCTTCCTCGGCGGCCTTGGCCTCGAGGCGCTTCTGTTCGGCGTCTAGGAAGGCTTTCACCTTTAGGCGGCCGAACTTCATGCCTTCATCGGCCGCCTTGATCGACGGATTGAAGGCAGCATCGACCTTGCGACCGCCTTCCAGCCAGTAGGCCTTGGCCGCCTTATGGTCCGTTTCGGCAGTCCCTTTGAGCTTGAGCAGGCGATTGACGCATTCGCCGACCTTCTCGGCGGTGTCCTTGTCGGTGACAGGCTGGGCCGTGAGCTGGCGCAGCAGCGCGTTCTCGGCTTTCACCTTCTCGGCGATCTCCTGGCCAAGGGCAGGGCCGCCATTGTCGCCTGCAGCAACCTGCACGCCTGGCTGGCGCACAGGAGGCTGGGCAGGGCGATTGTGCACTTCGACCGGTGCCGGTGCCTGCTCGGGCTCCTTGCGCTTCTCTGGCACCTTCTCGACCTGGCGAGCGGCCTTGCCATTGTCAGCCCAGACGCCTTGGTCGAGCGCATGCTGATAGGATTCGTGTGGCACAGCCGACGACGCCAGCCAGCCGCCCATCAGGAAGTCCCAGAACTTGTCCGTGCCCTCTTCGATTTCCCGCGTGCGGCCGACCTTCAGCAACAGCTTGCCGTCGCCCTGTCGCGGCCAGATCGCCACCGGAAAGTCCGGCTTGGTCTCGGCGCCCTTCATCCGGTAGAAGCCGGCAAGGTCGCGCCGGTCGGTGTCGCGAGGATTGCAGCCCGGCTTGTCGAGTTCTTCGTACCAATAGGCGTAAGCGTTCTCAGACATTGGTCTGCCCTTCCAGCAGGTGGCGTTCGCGGTCGTGGAGGACGCGACGGAGTTTGTGGTTCGTCATGCCGAGCCACCTTCGGTGATGGGCACGTGAAAACTCGCTGTGTGGCAGTCGACCTCGCAGCTATCCGTCATGCTGGCGCGAATGGCCCGGCGCATGTGGCCATAGAGGGCGTCGGCGAGCCGGCCAGACGTGTCGACGTTCCTGGAAAAGTCTGCGATGGTGCTGCCTAAGCAATTGCCCAGCGTCTCGGCGACATCCTGGTCAACGGTCACGACGATGTAGTGGACATCGACCTTGCGCAGGTTGGGCGCCGCCGTATCGACGTGCGGCATCGCGAAGTACGCGGTCGATGCATGCTGCTTGAGGACTGCCGGCCCCTTGCGGAAGGGGCGCGTCGTCATGCGCAGGATTTCGTGGATGCGATTGACGTTCATGGTTGTGCCTCGGGTCGTTTCGAGGCATAACGATACACGCAACTGCGTGGGTGTCAATCAATGTACGCGCAAATTCGTGTATATCTGCAATTGTATGTGCCTAATCAGGTGGCGCTACTATAGTGGCCGTACGGGCCTAGAGCCGACGGGGCTTGGCATGCGTGTAAAAATGTAGGAACATTATCCTATCGCCGCCGGCAGAAGATGCGGGGGAAATCCAGTGCGTGTAGTTGGAGAGTTGATCAGGGAGTGGCTGAAGCTGACGGCGGAGGAAAAGCGCCGTCGGCTTACTCTTTGGCGGGAAGCCGACCTTTCAAGAGCAACAAAAGCGCCTGCCGCTCAGCCGGGGCAGAGTTCCGAAGAAGTTCCAAAAACTCCTCGTCCTCTTGGCTGATGTCGTCGCCGATGAAAAGCTGCGATCGGCTGAGCTTCAATTCGCTGGCGAGCTGGAGCACCTTGTCGACGCTTGGCGAGACACGTGATTGATGCCGGAGCTGGTTGAGAAAGTTTTCACCCAGCCCGGCGGCAATGCTGATGGCGCGGTCGGACCTTCCGTCCTTTGCAGCCGCCGCCAGGATGCGCTCTTTCCAGTCCTCAGTCATGGCGAAGGCCTAGCACAATAGACGGAATTGCGTGTGCACGTAATTCCGCGTATTGCCATCCACGCAAATGCGTGTATTGTGCGCGCCATGGACAAGCTGCTCGCAGACATCAACGAGTTCCTGAAGCTCACCGGCATCGGTGACTACCAGTTCGGCATCCGCGCTGTGCGCAATGGCCGGCTGATGGAGCGTCTACGTTCCGGCAAGAGGGTTTGGCCGGAGACGGAAGCCCAGATCAGGGGCTTCATGGTCGCCGAGCGCGCCAGGATCAATGAGGCCCGGAAGGAATGGGCAGCATGATCAAGCACCGTACCACCCCAGGCACCGTCAATCCGACCGAAGCGAACATCGCAGGCGACCAGATGATGGTCTTCGTCGATCGCATCCTGGCGCTGAAGAGCAAGCAGGACGACATCGGCGCTGACGTCCGCGAGGTCTACGCCGAGGCTCATGGCGTTGGCCTCGACAAGCAGGCAATCGGCGTGCTCGTCACTGAGCAGCGGAACGAGGCGAAGCACGGCAAGGCGCATGTCGAAGAGCGCGACACGCTCGTCGACCTGTACCGCCAGGCGTATCAGGATGCCAAAGCCAAGGCCGCCGCGCAGGCGCATGCACGTGAGGCTGGCAAGAAGCCGAACCTTCGTGTCGTCGGCAAGCGATCTGACAGCGGCGCCGACATCGTCACCAAGCATACCGGCATCGCCACGGGCGAGGCCAAGCAATCCCCAGCCGAAACACCAACCGCCGGGACAAGCGACCTGCCTTTCGCAGGGCAGGGGGATGACGCTGCGGATAAGCCCGAGGCCGGGCAACCAGCCTCGGGCGACAGCTTGAAGACCGCTGATGAGCCCGCTGGCTCGCCGGCGGCAGACAATCGGGTCGGCCCGGTCGGCGGCCCCGATACTCCTGTGGCCGCGTCGGCACTCACTCCCGATGCCGGCGGGGCCACAGGGGTCGCATTGCGTCCCAAGTCGATTGAAGAGTTGCGTCCACATTGCCTTCACCTTGACCGCTGCGGCGGTTACGGGAGCGTCCATTGTGGTCCCTGCCAGAAGACGGCAGAGGCCAAGGAGCCACGTCCATGACGGGCTCAGATTTCCTTGTGCCGTGTGTACCCCAAGCCCCCCGCCCTGCGGCAGCAAGGAACGGTCGCGGGGAGGTGGAGATCGTGTCGAGTGATCTCAGCCTCCCCGCGGCTCTCGATATCCTGGGATCGGTTTTCACCTTTGGCAGCGCGGCATTGTTCCAGAATGCCGCGCGCAAGCTTGCCGATGTGTTCGAAAGCCATTTGCGTGTTCCAGCAGTTCGAGGGGGCCATGTTCGGCCTGTCAGCCATCTCAGAGGGGCCGGAGTTCCAACCGGCCAGCCCGGTGACTTCACGACGCCAATCGTGGAGCAAAACCGTGCGCAACTCTGCCAATTCCCACCCGCAACGTTGCGGCAAACCATCCGCAGACCTGTTCGACATGTCCGGCCTTATCGGCTGGCTGAAGGTGAGGTTTCCCACCTCGACCGAGTTTCACGTTCAGGCCTCGACCGGCATTTCGGCGGCGTCCGTCGCCAACTGGCTCCAACGGCGGTCGCGACCGTCAGCCGAGCACCTGTCGATACTCTTGTGCGCCTTCGGGCCATCCCTGTTCCGCGCGGCCATCCGCGAGCCGGCAACCTGGATTGAGCGCGCCTGCGAGGCAGAGCGCCTGCATGAGATCGACCAACAGATGGACCGTCTTCGCACCGAGAAGGCGGCCCTGGTGAGGTAGGCCCGACGCTGTTACCGGGCCACGAGAGAGGGCACCCGGCAGATGGGCAAATCACTGATTCAGATCATCCGCGAGGCGGACCGCAAGAAGCTGGTCGACGACGCTGAAGACGCGCTCGAACAGATCAGGGCGGCCATCGACCAATATGGCGGCACCGGCGACATCACCATCAAGCTCAAGGTCAAGAAGAAGGGTGATGCCTTCCTGTTTCTGTCCGAGCTGAAGTTCTCGGTGCCGCAGCCGCCGCGCGTCGAAAGCATCTTCTTCTTCGACGAGGAGAGCGAGGAGTTCTCCCGCAAAGACCCCCGACAGCCCGAGCTGTCGGCCGTGGTCGAAGCCGACTTCCGCAACCCCCGCAAGCACCCTCAGGAGTAGACCATGGACCGCGTCGTCCCGAACGAACCTATTTCCGACAGCAATCTCCAGACCGCTTTCCGCGTCGGTATGGCCTTGAGCGATCTCAACGAGATCACCTTGCCGGACGGCAGTGTCGGCTACCTGGTGCCGGACGGTTTCAAGATCGAGAAATTTCCGCAGCTCGACGCCAAGCTGACGCGTATTCGCGCCGCGCCGCGCATGGATGATCCGGACAGCTTCGTCGAGTATTTCAACCGCTACAAGACCGAGCACTCGGTCATCTTCGCCGACATCGACAAAAACACGATCCTTGGCATCCTCGACTATCACGCGGGCGTCGGCGGGGCCGGTGAGAGCATTGTCGAAGCCAAGGCCGACTACCTGCAGCACCGCGTTTCGCATCCGTGCCCCTGGTCCATCGACTGGAAGCGCTGGCGCGCCATCGACGGTCAGACCAAGACCCAGAAGGAACTCGGCATCTTCCTCGAGGAGATGCTGCACACGATCGCCGAACCCGCCGGCGCGCTGCTGCTGGAGATCGCGTCCGAGCTGAAGGTCGACCGCGAGGTCAAGTTCAAGAGCGGCAGTCGGCTCAACGATGGCACAGTCGCCTTGGCCTACGAGGAGACGGATTCGACCTCCGGCAAGAACGGCAAGATCGTGGTTCCGCAGGATCTGACGATCGTCTGCCCGGTCTTCCAGGGCTGCGACAATCACCAGTTCGGGGCCAAGCTTCGCTACAGCCTCGATCGCGGTGAACTCAAATTCAAGATCGACATCCTGAACCGCCAGCAGGGCGAGCAGGACGCTTTCGAGAAGCTGGTCATGGTGATCGGCAACGCCACCCAACGCCAGGTCTTCTACGGCGGCAACTGACCGATTGCCGGCGCGGCTTCGGTCGCGCCGGCTCATGCATGGGGGCAATCCAGATGAGCGACGCATTCGGTCCAGCACTCGACACGCACAGGCAGATGCTGACGGCCTTCGCCATGGGCCTGACGCGCAACCACGAGGACTCTCGGGATCTCGTGCAGGAGACCATGCTCCGCGCTCTGGCGAACCGCGAGAAGTTCGACGGCGCGAAGATCGAGGCATGGCTGATCACGATCCTGAGGAACTTGTTCCTGTCGCAGAAGCGCCGAAAGGTCTTCGTGTTTCCCGACACCGACGGCTTGCTGACACTCTATCGGGCCGCGCCTGACGATCAGGCGGCTGCCTATGAGGCCAAGCAGATCGTGGCGCTGATGGCGAAGCTGCCTGACAGCTTTCGCCGCGTCCTCGACCAGGTGGGGCAGGGCAGGCATCTCGACGAGATCGCCGCCACCGAGGGCATTCCCATCAACACGGTCAAGTCTCGGGCGCACCGCGGCCGAGCGGCGCTCCACGCGCTGGCCGGAGGCTGAACATGCATTTCGCGTGGCGGAAGCAGGTCGTGCTGAACGCTGCCGACGAAACGGCGGACCGTGAGGCCCGGCACGACATCGAAGCATCTGACGAGGGGACCAACAGCTATGAAATCTACCGGGTCAAGCGACAAAACCGATTTGCCGTCGAAATGCTCGATGTGGCCGGATTGCCAGTGCGACGTTGGCGAATGCGCGGCCGACGAGCTGATTAGCCGCATCAGCGAACACAAAGCCGTCCTCATCGTGTTCGGCATCGTTGTCGGCTTTGCCTTGTTCTTCGGCGGCGTCGCGCTGCTGGTGTCGAGGGGCATCTGATGGCGCCTGTGGTGTTCCTCGACGATCGCGTCACGCTCTACGTCGGTGATTGCCTGGCGCAGCTCGCCCTGCTGCCGGACTGTTCCGTCGATTGCGTGGTGACGAGCCCTCCCTATTGGGGGCTCCGCGACTATGGCGTCGAGGGGCAGTTGGGCCTTGAGCCGACGTTGGCCGAGCACCTTGCGGCAATGGTAGCCGTTTTCCGTGAGATACGCCGCGTCCTCAAGCCGATGGGTACGCTCTGGATCAACTACGGCGACTGCTACGCCACCAGTCCCAACGGGCGAACTGCGGCAGCCGCAAAGGCAACCGGCAAGGATGACCGGACTTTTCGTGACAAGCCGTTTTCGACAATCGGTCCAGTCGCCACCGGCGAAGGCTCCAAGCGCTCAGGCCGTTCGCAAAACAAGGGGAACACCGCCTCAGATGGTGTGCGCCGCAACTATGCCGGCCAAGGTTTTCTCAAGCCTAAAGACCTCTGCATGGTCCCGAACCGATTGGCGATCCTGTTGCAGGAAGATGGTTGGTGGATCCGCTCGGAAATCATCTGGGGCAAGACCAACCCGATGCCCGACAGCGCCAAGGATCGGCCAGGGACGTCTCACGAGAAGATCTTCCTGCTCACCAAGTCTGCCCGATATTGGTACGACGCCGAGGCTGTGCGCTTTGATCTACGTCCTAAGACGCTGACGGTCTACGGCACCACGCGCCCTGAAGTCGACGATGACGGCACCGGCAAGGTCAAGAAGGCCAATTTCTCCAAGTCGATGATGGAGAGAAAGCCGCGCAGCAAGGTGCGTGCTGCCGATGTCGCGTCTCCTCGCCATGCCGGCCACATCAACCACACCGGGATAGAGGGGACGCCGAGAGGCGAGGGGCGGAACCTCCGCAACTATGAGCCCGCGCCGCTCGAGGTGTGGCCGATGGCCACAAAACCTTTCAGCGAGGCCCATTTCGCGACCTTCCCGCCGGAGCTGGCCGAGCGCTGCATTCTCGCTGGCTGCCCTAAGGACGGCCTCGTCCTCGACCCCTTTGGCGGCGCCGGGACCACTGCCCTGGTCGCGCTGCGCCACGGACGGCGCGCAGCCCTGATCGAACTCAATCCCGACTACGCGGAAATGTCCCGCCGGCGGATTGAAGCCGAATGGCGGGTGAAGGGCAGGAAGCCCACGGCCGCCAACGTCGACCACGGCCCTCTCTTCAAGGAGCAGTGCATTGTCTAGCTACCCGGAAGCCGAAATCAACCAGATCAAGGTCTGTCTCACCGACGGGCTCAGCGCATCGCAGATCGCCAACCGCATCAGCGAGATGCGGGGCGAGCGCGTCAGCCGCAACGCCATCCTTGGCCTCGTCCATCGCAACAAGGACCTGAAGGCCATCGGCTTCACCGAGAAGCTGCCGGTGCGCAGCGACAAGACTGCCAAAACGGCACCCGCCAGGGCGAGAAGCCCGGCACCCAGCAGGATGCCTCAGCTCGCGTTCCTGCGCGCCACGCCTGATTTCGAACCTCGCGAGCCCACGGATTACGAGATGCTGACACAGATTCCGCGTCCCCGCTCGGAGGAGCTGGGCGACAAGCAGGCCTATGACGCGAGCAGCAAGCAGAAGCTCCTGGGGGAGCTGAAGGAGGCTGACTGCCACTGGCCGGTCAACGAGCCCGAGAAGGGCGACGTCTACCTGTTCTGCGCCCAGCCGGTGCAGCTGGGCCAACGCTACTGCCGCCATCATGTCCTCCGCTCGATCCAGTGCAGGTGATGTCATGCATTCCCCTGCCACCCCCAAGCAGATCAACATGAGGATGGAGCCGAAAATCTTCGCGAGCGTCGAGAAACGCGCTGCGGAGAAGGGCTATCCCATCAGCACCTATGCCCGGCTGATGTTCGATGCTGCCTATGCCGAGCGCATCGGATACGAGCGAGGAGTGCCGGCGACCGACGCCGAACTCGACGAGATGGTACGGGCAGTCTTCTGCCTGTCCGGTGAGTTCAAGCCCGAGGCGATCGCCAAGGCGACGGGCATCCCCGAGACGCTGGTCAGCAAGATCCTGGCCGGATGGAAGGCTTACTCCAAGTCGCTGCCAGGTGGGCCATGAGCTGCTTCACCCGCCAAACCAAGCTCGACATGGTCATCTCGATCGCCAGCCGCAAACTGGACTGGCTCAACAGCTTTTCCCAAGGCCGAAACAAGCGCCCCGACCACGAGATCGAGGCCGCTCGCCGAGAGGTCGCTGTGCTGCGCGAGATCGCCGACGACTACCGCGAATCCAAGTGAGGTTTCATGTACTTCGACCACGGCTTGCCGTTGATCATGGACAGTTTTGCCGGTGGCGGCGGCGCCTCGACAGGCATCGAGATGGCCCTTGGTCGCTCGCCGGACATCGCGATCAACCACAACCCGGCAGCCTTGGCGCTGCATGAGGCCAACCATCGCGACACGCTGCACCTGTCAGAGAACGTCTACAAGGTCGACGTCCTCGACTATGTGCGCGGCAGGCATATCGGCCTCGCCTGGTTCAGCCCCGACTGCAAGCACTTCTCCAAGGCCAAGGGCGGCAAGCCGGTCGAACGCAACGTGCGTGACCTGGCATGGATCATCCCTGGCTGGATCGAGCGTATCCAGAAGAGCGGCGGCCGGGTTGACGTCGTCATCCTCGAGAACGTTGAGGAATTCCGCGAGTGGGGGCCGCTGATCGAAACCGAGCGCGGCCTGATGCCGGACCCGGAGCAGAAGGGCAAGGATTTCAAGCGCTGGTGCCGGAAGCTGCGCAGCCTCGGCGGCAAGATCCAATGGCGCGAACTTCGCGCCTGCGACTATGGCGCGCCAACGATTCGAAAGCGCCTCTTCGTCATCGTGCGGTTCGATGGCATGCCTATCGTCTGGCCGAAGCCGTCGCATGGCAAGCCTACCGATCCCGACGTCATCGCCGGTCGTAAGCTCCCGTGGCGGATCGCGGCAGAGATCATCGACTGGTCACTGCCATGCCCGTCGATCTTCGACACCACAGAAGAGATTTTCGACAAGTATGGCCTTCGTGCTATCAGGCCGTTGGCTGGCGCAACCATGAGCAGAGTGGCGCGCGGCACCTCGCGATACGTCCTTGAGGCCATCGAGCCGTTCCTGGTCAGTGTGGCCCACGGCTATTCCGGCGGTCGGCGAGAATATCCGATCGGCGACCCGTACGGCGTCGTCACAGCCGGCGGCATAAGCCACGCTTTGATCACACCGTTGGTGACGTATGCACAGCAGGGCGGTGCCAATCGAAGTATCAAGAAGCCGCTGCATACGGTGGCTGCCAGCCCCAAAGACCAGAACGCGCTGATAGCGCCTACCTTGATCCAGATCGGCTATGGCGAGCGCAAAGGCCAAGCGCCGCGCGCGCTGAACATCAGGGCGCCGCTTGGTACCACGGTCGCCGGCGGCGTCAAACACGCGCTTGCTGTTCCGACTCTCGTCGGATGCGGTGGTCGGGCAGGTCAGAGCCGTCCGCGAAGCGGTGGCGAGCCCCTGGCGACCACTACTGCCAAGGCGGACGTTTGTGTTACCGCGGCGTTTCTTGCCCAGCACAACAATGATCGCGGCACGACGCCAAATGCTGGCCGTCCGGCGACCGAACCATTATCGACGACGACCGGGAAAGCACCGCAGGGTATCGTCGCCGCCTTCATGTCGCGTCAGTTCGGCACGTCAGTTGGTCATGGCATGCGCGAGCCGACCCACACTGCCACCGCCGAGGTCAATAAGTCCGCGCTGGTGACGCCGTTCATCACCAAATATTATGGCGTCGAGCAGGAAAGCGGGCTCGACGAACCGCTGCATACCGCGACTGGCAAAGCCCGTTTCGGCCATGTGGAAGCGACGGTCGACTGGCCGCCGTTTACCGAAGAGGTGGCGGCCCGGGCACGCCAGGTTGCTGACTTCCTTCGTGCTCACGGCTTCTGGGACGAGCGCGAGTTCGTAACTGTCGAGATCGATGGCGAGACCTTCACCATCGTCGATATCGGCATGCGCATGCTGACGCCGCGCGAGCTATTCAACGCCCAGGGTTTCCCGCCGGACTACATCATCGACCTGATGTTCGAAGGCAAGCCTTTGCCGAAATCCAGTCAGATTTCGTGCTGCGGCAACAGCGTGTCGCCCCCCATGGCGCAGGCACTGGTTTCAGCGAATTGCAATCACCTGGCTCGCGTGAGGATGGCCGCATGATCATTCCTCGCCTTGCCCTTTCCGTCCGCCAGCCTTGGGCCTACGGGCTCGCCATGGGCTGGAAGGACGTCGAAAACCGCTCATGGCGCGCACCGAACCCGGCGCTGCATCACCGCGGCCCCTTCGCCATCCACGCATCGCTCGGCATGACCAGGGACGAGTACGAGGATGCGGCCGACACGTTCGAGCACTGCGGCTTTGAGTGTCCTCCGCCGGCCGACCTTTTGCGCGGCGGCATCATCGGCATCGGCGAAGTCGTCGACATCGTCAAGGAATCGGAAAGCCCGTGGTTCTGCGGGCCGCGCGGGCTCGTTGTGGCCGGCGCGCAGCCGGTACCGTTCATCCGCTGCAACGGGCAGCTCGGCTTTTTCGAGTGGAAGCGTGCCGAGGAGACCAACGACCCGGCTCTGCCGGCGAAATGGATGCTGCCGGCCCAGCCCAAGACAACGACTGACACTCAGGGGAGGCTGTTTTGACCCACCTGCCATATCGCGCCGAAGAGCTGTTGTCATACCTGACCGGCCTTGCCCCCGTCGGCCAGCTCGTCGAAGTGCCGCGCGAGCAGGTGCTGCAGGATCTCGGACAGTGCTTCTCGACCTTCTACCTGCACCTGAACCGGCTTATCGACGGTGGCTTCGTGCAGCGGCTTGGAGGCGGTAGGGCAGGCTCCACGGGCATCCTCGTCGTCACCCGTCGGCTCGAGGAGCTTTCGGCATGACCCCCTATTTCATGGAGGGGCCTGCCCTGATTTCATTCTCCGGCGGGCGCACCTCGGCATACATGCTGCACCAGATTCTTGAGGCACATGGTGGTGTTCTGCCTGCCGATGTCGTCGTGGCATTCGCCAACACGGGCAAGGAGCGCGAGGAAACGCTGCGCTTCGTCAATGAAGTTCAAACGCGCTGGAATGTTCGCGTCACCTGGTTGGAATGGCGTGATGCCGATCCTGCATTCGAAGTGGTCGGATATGATAGTGCCAGCCGTGATGGCGAGCCGTTCCGGGCGTTGATTGCCAAGAAGAAGATGCTGCCCAACGGTACCGCGCGCTTCTGCACCAGTACCCTCAAAATCGAACCCATGCATGGCTTCATGGCGTCAATAGGCCACGCGCCGGGCACCTATCGGGAGGTGGTCGGCCTGCGTCACGACGAAGGGCGCCGCCTACTCACCATGTACGCCAATAATGATCGTGATCACCGGCAATGCGTGGCACCGCTGTCGAAGGCAAAGATCGTCAAGGCCGACATCATGGCATTTTGGAAGGCCCATCCTTTCGATCTCGCTTTGAGGCCATGGGAAGGAAACTGCGACCTTTGCTTCAACAAGGGCCGCAAGATTCGTGAGCGTATCGCTCGTGACAATCCCGATGTGCCGAATTGGTGGATCGCTGAAGAGGTCGGGCTAGATCAGACCTTCGCCATGAGGGAAAGCGTGGCCGAGATAGTTGATTATGTCCAGCGCACCCCAACGCTGTTCGATTCTGTCGACGACGAAGAATACGACGTCGAGTGCGGCCTGCACTGCGGAGAAGCGGCATGAGCCATGTCGCCACCAAGTGGGCCTTCGACCAGCCCGAGATATTCATCGACATGAAGCCGAACGAGTGGGCGGTGCTGATGGTGCTGGCTGACTGCCACAATCCCATCAACGGCTGCTTTCCAAGCCACGACTACATCGTCCGCAAGACCAACTTGTCCGAGCGGTCGGTGCGCGACCAGCTCGCGCGGCTGCGCGATCGCGGGCTGATCGCGTGGGACGAGATGCGCGAGGTTGGGCGCCGGTGCGTCAACCGCTACCAGCTTTCGTTCGAACCCGATTTTCAACCGGCAAATCTTGCCGGTGGTGATCCAGCCGAGCCACCGGCAAATTTTGCCGGTGGTGCCACCGGCAAATCGGAACTGTCACCACCGGCAAATCGCGACGCCAGCCACCGGCAGAATTTGCCGCCTAACCTTGTAAGAGAACCAGTAACGGAACCCCAGCGCGCGCATGCGCGCGTGAGGGAGGAGGATTTTTCTCATTTTTGGGATTTGTGGGACAGCCACCATCGTCCCGACAATCGCGAAACTGCGCAAAAGCTCTTCCTCAAGCTGACGCTGTCGCAAGCGGCCCGAGCGGTGGCGCAGGCCCCGACGTTCTTCCGGCTCATGGCGGCACGGAAGAAGCCGCCACGCATGATCGTCTACCTGAAATCCAAGGTCTTCGACGATCTGGATGACGGCCCCGAGTTCGATCGCGACGGCGATTTCATCATCACCCCGAAGCGGCCCGAATGGTCGCCCTGGCTGGGTCAGATCCGAAACCGGCACGGCGAAGCCGGCGTCCAGTCCTATGTCCGCATCGGCAAGATTCTCGTCAAGGAACGCTGGCCAGACGGCCACCGCCCGAACGTTGGAGTTGTGTCATGAACAAGCTTGAAGGGCCTCTGCTCGAGGAGGCCAGGCGCATGCGCTTGGCCGGCCACTCGTTCCGCGAAATCGGTCGCACGTTCGGCGTCAGCGGAGACACGGCCTGCGCCGCCATTGACCCGATCTATGCCGAGCGCCGGCGCCAGTGGCTGCGGGAATCGCGGGAGCGGGTAGGGCGCAAGTTCTACGTCCAGCCCAAGAAGCCGGCGGCACCGCCAAAGATCAAGCTGCGCAAGCAGCATCATGTGTGGTCGCTGACGTCGCCCGTCGGCCGCGAGTTGGGCATTCGAGCCATCTCGGTAAGCCGCACGGTGCCGTCTTACGCGCTCGGCACCATTGGCAAGTCGCAGACGGTGACCATCTCCCTGCCGTACCTGCCGACGCTGTACGGCCGTGCCAAGGAGTTCATCCATGCGGCTGACTGACCCGCAGCTTGAGCTGCTGCTCGATCTGTTCGGCGGATCGCGTCTGGTCGGCCATGACGATCGGCACGGCAGCTATTCGTGGACGGTCGAGCCGTCTGGCCGGACAGCGCCGTTCGTGCTCGTCGATGCGCTCGTCACCAAGGGGATGCTCATCCAGGGCCAGCCTGGCGCACGCCTCGGAGGACGGCGCTCCACGCCCTACCACCTGTCCGACCGCGGCAAGAGTTGCGCCGCCAAGCACCGGGAGCAGACGTCATGAACCAGCGTGACCCGCATTTCTGGCCAAGCCGTGCGTTCATCGCCCTGCAGCTCTTCCGGGAGGGCTGGGACACCCGACAGATCGCCGATCACTTCCACATCAACGAGGCCGCCGCCGAGCGCTGGGTGACGATGCAGCGCTCCATGCGGCTCGGACAGGCCAATCCCTATGAGGAGCAGGCGCAGGCATGACCGAGCAGACATTGCCCTGGTACGTGCTTCGCCCGACCATCAGGGGCGACCGCCGCGCGGCCGAAGAGCTGAAGGAGGCGAAGGTCGAGCACTTCATGCCGACCTACAAGCGCTACAGCGTCATCAGGCACACCAAGGCGCAGGTGAAAACGACCGAGATGCTGCTCATGCCGGGCTACATCTTCGCGCGGCTCGACCAGACGCAGCTCGCCAGCGTACCGGGGAAGCTCAAGCATGTGGCGGCGGTCTATGTCCCGCCTGGCAGCGACTATGCCCTGCCGGCGGAGCCCAAGGCGGTGGCCCAGCTTCAGCGCATGTGCGCCAAGGGCAAATTCGACCAGGGCAAGCGCAACGGCGAGGGCTTCAACCGCGGCGATCGCGTGCTGATCGTCGATGGCGGGCTCTTCGACGGCTGGCTCGCCACCTTCAAGGACGGACGGGCCAAGGCCGGCTTCGTCCGCGTCGTGCTCGACCAGATGTTCGGGAGCCCCCGCGCCATCACGGTCGAGGAGCAGTTCATTCGAACCTACTGAGGCAAGCCCATGGAAATGAAGATTTTTACCGGCTTTCGCGCTGAGAAGGCTGAAAATGGCGGGTGGATCATCTTTGACTTGCCAGAGCATCCGCAGATGCCTCGCCACTTCTTGGCGTCGTTCTCGAACGGCGCCGACATGTTGGTGTGGCTGTCCGACAAGGTCGGGAACGCGGGTACATCCAAGGCGCTGCGCGACGCCCTGCGCGCCGACCTGCGCGACGCCCTGCGCGCCGACACCACCATTAAGCCGGAGCGCGGCAATGCCTGAAACCGTCAAAACCGGTGCGATCTGGGCGCTGGTCAGTCAGCATGCCAAATCCAAGCACCCCGCCCGCGAGGAATATCGAAAACTGCGGGCCGCGCTCGCCGAGCACAAGGGCGAAGTCGCGACCTATGCCGTCGGCGAGCGCGTCGAGAAGTACACCGGCGTTTACCAGCTCGTCGGCGAGGTCCGCGCCGTCTTCAAGACCACGGCCGGCAAGGTTCGCTACGTGGTCGAGCATGAGCCCGGCTTCTTGCACATCTACGGCGACGCCAACCTGCGTCTGGAGGGCACAGGTCATGACTGACTTCGGTCGCTTCGGGAGCGTCGAAATCTGCGAGAGCGTTCTCCTCACCATTCCGGTCGAGGACTGGTCGAGTGTGCGTTCACCGGGGCGAGCTCGTCGTCGGCGCGCCAAGCACCGCCAGAACATCATCATCCGACGAGATCCCGACCCGAACGGCTATCAGATGCCGGATGGCTCGATCCACATGCACCCGGAGACGGCACGCAAGCTTCGGCAGGCGCTGCAGGAGAAACACCATGGCTAAGCGATACGGTCGAAACCAGAGGCGCGCAGCGCGAGAGCGCATTGCCGAACTCGAGGCGTCATTACGAGTCGCTGAGCGGCTGGCCCATTCTGCCCGAAGCCGCCAGCATCTCGCGGTAGAGGATGCGTTCCAGCGCCTGGCCGAGCAGCAGGATTACATCGGCGAGTGCGTCAAGCAGATCGGTTTCCAGTTGGGCCGGACGCTGGGGCCGCAGCTTGTTCCCGTCGCCGAGCGGGTGCTGGCATCAGATCGCAAGGCCGACAGCAGCAGGTCAATGCGTGTCGATCTGACGGCCTATTCGTTGCTGGATCGGCCTGTCCCCACCACCGTAATCCGGGGCACGATTCCTGAGATACACTTCAACATTCAGTTGCGCACATGAGCGAGAGCAACGAGCGTCCAGCCTGGACACACGAGATGAGCGAAAACGATGCTCGCTGGCTTGCCAGGGGCGGCATCACCAGGATTACCCATCATAGCCAGATGACCGGGGTGGACACATCGCGCGACTGGATCGAGCTGCACCGCGACAATGAGAAGATGTCGGTCTCGTCCAATTTCCTGAACCAGAACGGGTTCTTTGCCTTCAATCCCAACTGGCGCGAACTCGTCACGCCCACGTGGCGCGGGGAGCAGGCGATCAACGATATCCGTGCGATCGACAAGTGGGAGGAGACTAACAAAACCGACCGCGCCGAGTACGAGCGGCTGAAGCGCAAATTTGGCAAAACGTAACGCGCGCGACGCCTTGCAAAGCAAAAGCAAATCACCCTAGAGCCGCAATCGGGACGAGCCGCTGATCAGATCGCAGCCGATATTGGCCGAGCGACTAGCATTCTCCCCACGGCGATAGAGCGGCGACGTTCTCGCGGTGATAGCGTAGCTATTTCAAAGACTTACACGAATATCAGGGGAAGCCGCTGCGCCCCGCATTTCGCAACCTAAGCCGGGTTGGTATCCGGCACCAGCGGCCAGCCGGGAGGGTAGCCCGGCAATCAGATTCCCAGGACCCGTATGGTCAACGGGAAGAGACCATGGCGAAAGCCTAAACGCCGGTTTGGTCCCCGGCAGCCAGTTTCGCAGGGTAGAGCAGTCCGGTCAGCTCGCGCGGCTCATAACCACGAGGTCGGAGGTTCAAATCCTCCCCCTGCAACCAGAATGGCCGCCCCACGCTGGCTAGGAGGGGCGGGACGTGCCGGAAGCGCGGGATGCGCGGTCAGTCCTCCCCTTCGGGTGGCAGGAGACACGGGGTCACACGGACGGAGGAGCGGCCAGCAAAGACGTCAGACGGGGCGTGTGCTTGCGCTATCAGGTGCACGCCCACCTTTCGATCTCGCGGGCTTCTTCGTGGTGAGGCAACAGCCCTCCAAGCTGCCAAGGCCGGTTCGACTCCGGCAGTCCGCTCCACCAATCAGATTTCGCCGCCACAGCGCGGCAATGGCATCCGAAATCGTTCGGATAGGCGGCTGAGGCCGCCGCTTTCAACGAAAGGAAATGACCATGCTGATCGAATACAGGGTGCGTCCTGTGACGCGCTATGTCATCACGCGTTTCGAAACCTCTGGCCCTGACGAGAACGGGCGCGGCAGTAGTGGTTGCTCGACAAAGGGCGAGTTCGACACTGAGGCGGTGGCCTATGAGGTTGGATACGCCCTCTGCAAGGCGGAGCATGAGAGCAAGGGCTGGGCGCCCGGTGATGAGCGCATCCTGTACCCGATCCCCCCCGATCTGATCCCCCCCGATCTGCCTGCTGAACAGCAGGCCTAAGCACCAACGGCCCTCGCATTGTCGGGGGCCACATCATCCGAGGCACATGATGTTGACCGTAAAGCACACCACTGCCGACGGCACGACCTACACGCCATGCGCGGTCGGCAGCTTCCATGAGGCGAAGGGCCATGTCGCCAAGGCGTTCTTCTGCGCCCACGAGGTCAATGGAACGGACGCTGCGCGCCTGTACCTCCATGGCAAGGTCGAGGTCATCAACGACGTCGGCCATGTCGTCGAGACGCACGAGCTGAATTAATGCCGGCGCTTTCAAAAGCAAAGCATGAGCTTTTCGCGCAAAAGCTGGCGGAAGGCCTGACCGCAAGCACAGCCTATGTGCTGGCAGGCTTCAGCGAAAATCGCGGCAATGCAAGCACGCTGAGCCGCAAGCAATACATCGTCGATCGCGTCGAAGAGCTGAAGGCCACCAGGCAGCACATCGAGAAGGCCGCCACCCAGCAGGCCATCCAAGCTGTAGGCGTGACGCGCGAGCAGGTGATCGAGCAGTTGCGCCGCATAGGCTTTGCCGACATCCGCAAGGCGGTGAAGTGGGGCCCGACGCAGAAGATCCGCGAAATGCTGGATGGCAACATCGTCATGTCGAATGGCGTCACCCTGCTCGACAGTAGCGAGATCGACGAGGAGACCGCCGCCGCCATCTCCGAGGTGTCCAACACCAAGGAAGGCATCAAGATCAAGTTCTACGACAAGCGCGGCGCGCTGGTGGAGCTGCTGCGGATCTTGAACACAGGCGAAGGCGAGGGCGGCGAGGAACAACAGCCCGATGCCGAGAAGCCGGCAGGCTCAAACGTGCTGCACTTCGACGAAGCGCTCAAGCGCTTTGCCAAGTAGGCCGGCACTGATGCATGCAGCTCGTCTACAAGGGCGACAGGTATAAGGCCACTGGCAAGGTCGAGCAGGCACTCGTCGATTTCGTCGATGCCGGCAAGCTGCACAGTCTCGACTTTATCGAGGCGCTGGAATTCTACATGGACATGGTGCCCCACATGGGCCGCACCACGCTTGCCTACCTGGGCTGCGTCGACAGGTTCTTCCTGTTGTCCGACTTGCTCGGGCGCCATGACGTGCTCCACCCGTGGCTCTACGACCGCTGCCGCGAGGTCGAGCTGGCACCATATGGGCACATCGACCTGTGGAGCCGCGAACACTACAAGTCGACGATCATCACCTTCGCGGGCTCGCTGCAGGAGATCGTCAACGATCCCGAGATCACCATCGGCATCTTCTCGCACACCAGGAAGATCGCCAAGGCGTTCGTGAAGCAGATCCGTGGCGAGTTCGAGCGCAACGAGCGCTTCCGTTCCGTCTATGAGGACATCTGCTGGCGCAAGACGAGCCACGCGCCGCTCTGGACCGAAGACGCCTTCACGGTGCGCCGCAAGAGCAATCCGAAGGAAGCCACCATAGAGGGCTGGGGGCTGGTCGACGGGCAGCCGACGTCCAAGCACTTCAAGCTGCGCTGTTATGACGACGTGGTGACGCTGGAATCGGTGAACACGTCGGATCAGGTCAAGAAGACCACCGAAGCGTGGGAAATGTCGGACAACCTCGGCGCCCATGGCGGCCAGGTGCAGTACATCGGCACCCGCTACAGCTTCGCCGACACATATGCGGACATCCTCGACCGCAACATCGTGACGCCGCGCATCTACCCGGCGACGCACAATGGCAAGATAGACGGCCGGCCGATCTTCCTGTCGCAACAGGCATGGGACAACAAGAAGAAGACCCAGCGGTCTACGTTGGCCGCCCAGATGCTGCAAAACCCGCTGTCGGGCAAGGAACAGCGCTTCTTGCCAGAATGGTTCAGGCCCTGGTTCGTGCGGCCGGCGACCATGAACGTCTACATCCTCGGTGACCCAAGCAAGGGCAGGACGGCCAAGAGCGACCGCACCGCCATGGCGGTCATCGGGCTCGATGCAGGCGGCAACAAGTATCTGCTGGACGGCTTCTGCCACCGCATGACGCTGTCGCAGAGGTGGGATCACCTCAAGCACCTGCACAAGAAGTGGAGCACGACGCCGGGCGTCGGCATCGTCAAGGTCGGCTACGAGAGCTTCGGCCAACAGACCGACGACGAGCATTTCCGCGAGCGCATGCGCACCGAGGGCTATGTCTTCGCGATCGAGGAGCTGGCTTGGCCGCGCGAGGGCTCGGCGTCGAAGGTCAACCGCGTCGAGCGCCTGCAGCCAGATTTCGAGTTCGGTTCCTTCTACCTGCCGGGCCTGGTGCACGTCACCGGCGCAGGCACCTGCCTGTGGGAGGTGGACGAGGAAGCCGGCCAGATGAAGTTCCGCCCGCTCGAGGGCGAGCTGCAAACCATCAAGGCGGTGACGCAGCGCGGCCAGGGCTATCTGGCCTGCAAGGCACTGTCCCGGAAGAACGACGAAAAGGAAGTCTACGACCTGACGCGCATGCTGATGGACGAGATGCTGTATTTCCCGTTCGCGACCCACGACGATTTGGTCGACGCAACGAGCCGCATCTACGACATCGAGCCAGTGCCGCCCTCGGTCAACGACATCATCCCCGAGCTGCCGGCCGCAGCGGATGCATGAGGGAGAGGCGCCCCATGAGCCAGTGGAAGTTCTACACCCAGCAAGACCCGTTGTTGCGCGGTCCTGTACTGATCTTCGGGAAGCGACATGACAACGGCAGTCTGGACCTGGTGACGGGCCTGACTTTCAAACAGATAAGGGTCGATGAGGCCGTCCCGCGTGGTGCGACACCCTTCGACGATCTGTCGGAAGATGTGGAAGGTTTCTTGCGAGCCGCGATGAACTGCGCATGGGAACTCGGTCTGCGTCCCGACGGCTTCAACGACACCCGCGAGTCGATGAAGGCGACGAAAGCCCATCTCGACGACATGAGGGCGCTGGCGTTCCACAAGATCGGGGCGCCGAAGCCGTGAGCGATGTCGTTTCCTTTCCGCGTCGCCAGCCGCTGATATGGATCTGCGAATGTGGCTGCTCGACGTTCAAGGTTTTCGACGACCAGCACATCGAATGCGCTCAGTGCAAGGCAACAGCGAGCGCGATTGGGGAGTGGGTGAAGGAACCCGTGCCGGCCAATCCCGCGACGCCTGCCAGGGTCGACCGAGTGCTTATCGCGTCAGATGCACCGCAACTGGTGCTGCGGCGGCTGCTCAAGGAGAAGCCAGAGGATCTGGCCGTCATCATCGCCATGCGACAGGACGGCGATCTGATCACATTCGCCGACCCGATCGAAGGCGAAGCACGCGTCGCATGGTTTGACCGCAAAATGGCGGAGGTCCGCCGTCTGCTCATAGGAGGGTCAGATGCCGGACGGTGACGTCAAGAACATCGAATTTTCGTGGTGGTCGATCGTGCTCAAAGCGGACCCCGACTTCTACGCCAAGCGCAAGCGCGAAAAGCTGTTCGAGTTTTCGAACGGCCGCCAGTTCCGCGGCGACCCCAACAAGATCAACACCGCCTATCCGGACGAGTGAGAAGCCTCATGGCACAGCACAATTGCGCCGAGCAAATGCATTGGCATCTGAACTTGCAGCACTTCGGGGATACGAACATCAAGTACCTCGAGGTGCAGGGCAAGTGCAGCGAGTGCGGCAAGGCTGCGAACTTTCGCGGGCCGGCTGGCGTGAACCCTGCTCACCCGACAGTCGCCATCGATGGAAGCGAGGCAATCTTTCCATTCCTCTTCCAGGACGAGGAGTACGACGGCAAGGCCATCGGCTACTCGGTGAGCGTCGGTGCTGGCAACTAAGGGAGGAGCGACCATGAAATTCGAAATGTCGCTCAAGTACGAGCACCCCGGCCTTGGAGATGACCTCTCCGAGGATCCTTTTGCCAAGGCCAAGATGGCGACGGCCAAATGGACCGGTGAGCTGCTGAATCGTGAGTATCCGGGCCATGCCTGGCTCGTCGAGGTGGTGATGTACGCCAACGGCGGCATCATCAAGATCCGGCTCAACGGTATCATGCCGCCCAACCGCTGGTATGTGGTCAAGCTCCACGACGTCATTTCAGACGTCGGTGGCAAGCGCACGGTGCTGAAGGGCGCCGGTGAGCTGCTGGAGCGCTACCAGATCAGGCGCGGAGCCTTCAATCTCGACCACTGGCGCAATGCGCTCGAGGCGATGCCGCTGGGCAGCCGGTTGACCGGGCGAGGGCACCTTGCGCCCCTCCTCTGACGGTCCCGACGACAACCTCGAGGACGGCCTGACCAAGGCCGGCGGTCCGGCAGACGCCGGGCTGGACGATGAGGCTTATCTGGGCGATGCGGACTGGCTCCGCATGTTCAAGGCGGCGTTGAAGGCGTCGTCGGACTTCCAGCAGCTCAAGCTCAAGCCGGCATGGAGCCGCAACTATCGCGCCTTCCAGAACCGGCACATGAACGGTTCGAAGTACGATTCGAAGCGGTATCGGCATCGGTCGAAGCTGTTCAAGCCGAAGACCCGCATGGCGGTGCGCAAGAATGACGGTGCCGCTGCCTCGGCGCTGTTCTCGACCGCAGAGGTGGTCAACATCGAGGCGGTGCGCAAGTCCGACCGCGTGCAGGTGGCGACGTCCGGCTTCATCCATGCCGTGCTGAACTATCGGTTCGAGGAAAGCACGCGCATGACCGGCCCCAACTGGTTCATGACGGCCATCGGCGCCCGCCAGGATACCCAGCTCACCGGCATCTGCGTGTCAAAGCAGCATTGGGAGTTCGAAGAGCGCGAGTTCGAAGTGCTCGTCACCGGCCCCAAGATGGACGAAAACGGCATCCCTGTCATCGACCCGGAGACGGGCGAGGGCAGCGACGACCAGTGGATCGAGATGGATCGCGAGAAGGTCCGCGACCGGCCGATGGTGACGCTTCTGCCGCCTGAGCACGCTTTCATCGACCCCACGGGCGACTGGCGCGATCCCATCCAGGAAGGCGGCTACTTCATCGCCGGCTATCCGATGCGCAAGGAGGATTGCGAGACCACGATCCAGCGCAATGCGGCGCGGCCGATGATGGGTGGCGGCGCCTGGCGCAAGAACATCGACCTGTCGCGCGTCTTGCAGGCGCGCGCGAGCACCATGCGCCGCAACGACGGTGTGCGCCGCGCTCGTGAAGACGGCATCGACCGCTACGAGAGCCGTCATTCCGACGGCAATGGCGAAATCATCTGGTTGTACGAGTGCTTCTACCGCTATGACGGCGAAGACTGGCACTTCTGGATGCTCGGCGAGACCATTCTGCTGTCGGACCCGCGCCCGACGCGTGACAGTTATCCTGAACAGAAGGGCGACCGGCCCTACACCATGGGTGTGGGCTCGCTTGAATCGCACAAGACCCACCCGACTGCACCTGTCGAGATGTGGCAGCCGCTCCAGCAGGAGATGAACGACCTCACCAATCTTGCGCTCGACGCGCGCAAGATGGCGATTTCGCCCATCACCAAGATCGTGCGTGGCAAGAACATCGATTTCAACCAGGTCCAAAACCGTGGCCCCGACGCCGCGATCATGGTTGAGAAGCCCGAAGACGTCACCTTCGACAGAGCACCGGCCGATGCCGGTCATCAAGTCGAGATGAACAGCCTCAACGTCGACTTCGACGAGCTGTCCGGCGTGTTCTCGACAGGCTCGGTGCAGACGAACCGTCAGCTCAATGAGACGGTCGGCGGCATGAACATCATGTCGGCGGCGTCAAATGCCCTGACCGAGTTCGATCTGCGCGTCTGGGCGGAGACCTGGCTTGAACCAACGCTGCGCCAAGTCGTTCGCTCGATCCAGTTTTACGAGTCGAACGAGGAAGTCATGGGCATTGCCGGCGAGCGCGCCGGCCTTATCATCGGCGCACAGGAGCCGCCGCAGCCCGGCAATCTCGAATCGGTCGATGCCAAGAACATCAAGGAGCCGATCACCTTCGCCGAAGTGATGGACGCATTCGGCAGCGCCCGGGTTTCAGTCCGAGTGAACATCGGCATCGGCGCCCTCGACAACCGCCAGAAGCTCGAAAAGTTCATGGGCGGCGTAAAGATGACCATGGAGATGATGCCGCTGCTCAAGCAGGACGGCATTGTCCCTGACGGTGCTGCGATGTCGCAAGAGGGCTGGGGCCTGCTGGGCTACAAGGACGCCGATCGCTTCTTCAAGCGCCTACCAGCCGGCAACGAGGAAAGCCCACCGCCCGAGGTCCAGAAACAGCTCCTGGACATGAAGGCCCGAAAGGAAGAGGCCGAGCGCAAGACGCTGGCGGATAACGCGCAAATGGAGCGCGAGCGCGAAAAGCATGAGTGGGCGCGCCAGGATCGAGCGGCAGAAGAGGCGGCGCGTCAGAACCAGCATGCGCAGACGCTACAGACGCAAGCGGCCGACGCCGATGGCCAGCGCGTCGCCGCAGGCCTGCCCGGCGACCAGGCATGGATGCAGATGCTGCAAGAAATGGAAGCTGGTCGCCAGCAGACAATGCAGATGGTCACGCAACTCATGGCCGAGATGAGCACAGGGCAGCAGTTGCTCGCCCAGGCAATCGAGCGAATGGCGGAAGCACAGGCCGCGCCGCGAACAGTCGTAACACCGGACGGCCGCACCTTCACGTCCGTTTCCCAGGCAAAGTAGGGAGGCCGACTTGGCTTCATATGTAAAATACGACCAGTTCGTCGAAGACATGTGGAACAAGATCCACGATCTGTTCGGCGCCACCGACACGGTCAACGTGCTGTTGTCGAACACGGCGCCGAACACGGCCACCCATGCCGTTCGGGCCAACGTGTCGGAGATCAGCGCCGGCAATGGCTACACGTCCGGTGGCGCGGATTCGCAGAACGACAGCACACGCACCGGCGGCACGGTCACGATGACCGGCGTCGACATCACCTGGACGGCCTCGGGCGCGGTCGGCCCGTTCCGCTACTCGATCATGTACAACGACACGCCGACGTCGCCGGCCGATCCTCTGATCTGCTATTGGGACTATGGTTCGGCGGTGACGCTTGCGACCGGCGAGACGTTCACGGTCGACTTCGGCGCATCCGTCCACACGGTGACCTGATGGCTCACGTCCAAGCCTGCCCGCGCGTCAAGGTATCGAGCCTTCCGGCCGACCTGATCCCGGCGAAGTTCTTCGAAGCGCTGGAGCACAACCAGCAGATTGCGTCGTGCTGCAGGCATCCTGAAGAGCACGACATTGAGGCTTTCTTCAGTGTCGCCGGCGAGCCAGTGCCCGACATCTACATCTTCCACTGCACATGCGGTCGGAAGCATTCGCGCTTCATGTGCGGCGGCGGCGACGTCCGTCCGCTCTGGGATGTGCGCTAGGCGTCAGCCTGACCAATGCCAACAACTCCTGACGCTGTTCAGGTCATAACGCCAGGTGCGGTATGGCCATCGCACACGATCAGCTTCAACGTCGACACTGGCGCGGCTGCCGCCAACAGACGTCTTGTCGTCTTCCATGCCTGCGTTGATGGCCCGACTTCGAATGGCGGCACCTTTGCCGGAGCTGTCGCGGCACTGCATGCAGCAGGCTCAGATGATGGGTATCTGCCGACGAGCATCTTGTCGGCAATGCTGCCGGACAATGTTTCAGGCGTGCAGTCGTGCAGCATCGGCACTGCCACCGACGCCTTCGGCGACAACCCGGTCATCTATGCCTTGGTGGTTCGAGGCGCCGGCGCGGTAAACGCTGCCAGCATCGTCCACAGCGGATACCCGGCAACACAGACTATCCCGCTCACCACGACCGCCAACGGCCTGGTGGTTGGCTATGCCGGCAGCAGCGGCGGCACGACGCTCAATTTCACGGGCTCGACCAGCACGCTCACGAGTTTCCGCAGCGATGCCGGCGGTCTCTACCTGACTGCGGCGACGGGTCTTGCCAACGGTGTGTCGGCGGGCACCTTCACAATCGCCCATACCGTCAACCAGACCTACATGCTGGGCGGCATCTCGATTGCCGAGGCGGCAGGTGGACAGGCCTACACGGTCGCGGCGAATGCCGGCAGCTACTCGATCACAGGCCAAGCGGCCACGGTTCGCCGAGCCCGGAAAGTCGTTGCGGCGAGCAGCTCCTATGCGATTTCTGGGCAGGCGGCTGCGGTCAAGATCGGCCGGAAGGTCGGGGCATCCGTGGGCAGCTATGGCATCTCGGGTGTCGCCGCCGCGCTCAAGACAGGCCGCAAGGTCACCGCAGCGTCCGCCAGCTACTCGCTTGGCGGCGTACCGGTCAGCCTGGTGGCTTCGCGCAAGGTGGCTGCGGCGGCAGGCGCTTATTCGATCACCGGATCTGCGGCGGGCCTTGGCAAGACGGGCAACACGGTGCTGCTCGCCGTCGGCAGCTCCTACAGCCTCGCTGGGCAGCCGGCAGCATTGCGAAATGCTCGCCGCTTCACGGCATCGGCCGGCGGGTACTTGCTGTCGGGCACCGCTGCCACGCTGCGCTTTGCGCGCAAGGTCGCTGCCGCCAACGGCGCATATGCCATCGCTGGCGCGCCGGCCAATCTCGTTGCCAATCAGACGCCGATCATCGACGCCCCGGTGGTTGGTGGCGGTTCGGACGACCGCAGGAAAGCTCGCCACCGCGTCAAGACCATCCACCAGGTGGTCAAGGCTGCCAGGAAGGCCAAGGACGACGAGCTGCGCGCTCGAGCCCGTGCCGAGGCCATCGCAGTCGCGAGAGAACAGGGGCTGGCAACTGAGGCCCTGATCGCCGCCACCTCGCTTGCCGAGACCGCCGCAGCCATCAGGGCGCTGGCCCGACAGCTCAATTCGACCATCGGTCAAGAGCGGGTACAGGCCCGCCGAGCGGCGGTTGCAGCCGAGCGGGCAGAGGCGGCACGCCGAGCACAAGCCGAGGCTGATGTGGCGCTGCTGGCGGAGAAGGGCCGGCGCGACACGGCGATGGCAGAGGATGAGGACATCGCGATCGCGCTCTTGCTGGTCGCGTAGAGGCACGAGGCACCCATGGATGACGACGACGGCCCCAGCGAGATTCTGGATGAGGAATACGCCCGTATTGCCACGCTCGATGCCGCCCTCGAGGTGGCTCACGGGCTCAAGAAGCCCAGCAGCGCGCTGCGGTTCATCCTTGATCAGGCTCGCGACGATGCGCGCCAGGCCGTTTCCGATCTGGTGAGCTGCGATCCCTTCGACGGCAACAAGGTGCGCGATCTTCAATGGAAGGTGACCCGCTTCACTGATCTCCATGACTACCTCGCCAAGATCATGGAGGCAGGGCGCTACGCCACCGAAGACCTGTCGGAAGACAAGGCGGCCGAACTCGAGGCGATGCTTAGGGGCGAAGAGGCACAACCAAAGGATACATGACCATGGCTGGTACAGAACTGTCACCGGATGTGATTGCCGAAGAAAACCGCAACGCCACGGATCTCGTCGCTGACGACGTCGAAGTTCGCGGCGGCGATGCCGTCAGCAGGGAGGCGCCCGAGGCCGCCGAAGCTCCTGAGAGCAGGGGGCCTGTAGTCGGTTCGCCTTTCGCCGACAAGCGCAAGGCGATCTACGACAAGGCCAAGCGCAACCGCGAGCCGGCAGAGGGCGAGAGCGAGTTCATTTCGATCCCGCCGGAGCGCGAGAAGGAGTTCTTCGGCGAGCGTGTCGAAACCCGCGGCGACCGCGAGGCACGGCGTGCCACCGAGCGCGGCGAAGTCGTTCAGCCGCCGGTTCAGCATCAGGAACAGTCCCAGCCGCCGGCCAAGCGCAAGCTGACGGTCAATGGCAGGGAAGTCGAAGTCGACGACAAGGAGGTCGTTGCGCTCGCGCAGCAGGCCATGGCGGCCGGGAACATTCTCGACGTCGCCAAAGGCCTCAAGCGTGAACTTGAGCAGAGTTTGGACGAGGTCCGCAAGGCCCGGCAACACCCAGCCGAGCCCGAGGAAGCGTCCACCACCAGGGAAGCACCCCAGGGACACCAACTGGCCGATGCGGAACTGGACGACATCATCGACAAGATTCAGGTCGGTGATCCCAGCCAGGCGAAGGAAGCCCTGGCAAAGTACGGCGCATCGATCGAGCAGCGCATTATCGACCGCATCGGGGACCTGAAAACGACCATCGCCGACCAGGTGACGATCGTTAACGAGTCCAACAGCAGGCGGCACGAAACGCTGACGACGCTCCGTACCTTCGGCGAAGAAAATCCGGAGTTTCAAAACAGCCCCGCTCTTCAGGCCGCCCTTGCAACCGAAACCACAAACACCATGCGGAATCGGATGTTCGACATCGGCGTCACTGAGGAGTCGCTCGACAGGATCAAGACAGAGCACAAGTTCTCGGACACGGAAGCCATCGGCTACGCGTACCGGACACTGAAGCTCAAAGGCTATGACCTGCCGGACCATGGGGCGGTGCTCAGTGAATCGGCGGAATCCCTGCGCAAGCAGTTCGGAATGCAGCCGCGTCCACAGCCCACGTCGGAAACTCGTCAACAGCAGTTCGATCCCAGCCAGCGCGATGCGCTGAAGCGCGAGATCATCACGCAACCACGCCGGGCCAATGTGCCCCCCAATGCCGATACCCAGGAACGCACCCGCGAAGAGGCCCGCCTTTCGGCGGTTCGTCAGATGCGCGCTGCGCGCCGCGGCAGGGCATAACCCGGCCTTCATCGGGAAGGACCACTCTCATGACTGGTCAGATCTGGGCCGTTGATACCAGCGGCGGCTTTCTCTACTCCGACAACCTGTCGGAATATCTGCGGTTCGAACTTCAGCCGCGCACCAAGTTCCGCAACTTGTCGGACGCCAAGGAAGACGCGCTCGGCCTGCATCGTGGCGACACGTACAGGTGGAACGTCTATTCGTCGCTCGGCAAGCGCGGCGGTCCTATCGGTGAAATGCAGCGCATGCCCGAGACCAGCTTCTCGATCCAGCAGCGCTCGATGACCATCCAGGAATACGGCAACTCGGTGCCATTCACCGAGAAGGTCGAGCGTCTGGGTGAGCACGACGTCAAGGACGTCATCGACCAGACGCTGCGCGACGACGCCCGCAAGACACTGGACCGCATGGCTGGTTACCAGCTCTTCCGCACGCCGCTTCGCGTTGCGCCGACCGGTGGCAACTCGACCACCAGCGTAACGCTGTCGACTAATGGCGCGACCGGCATCACCAACAACACGCCGATGGTCAACAACCACGTCAAGGCCATCGTCGACCTCATGAAGGAGCGGAACATTCCGCCGTACGAGGGCGACGACTACCTGTCGATCGGCCACCCGACGACGTTCCGTCCCTTCAAGAACTCGCTCGAGGGCATCCATCAGTACACCCAGTCGGGTGTCGAGATGATCTATGCCGGCGAGGTTGGCCGCTACGAAAGCTGCCGCTTCATCGAGCAGAACGAGATGCCGAAGGGCCATGCCAACGACGCGGCGTTCTCCACGTCGATGGGTGCCAACTACATCTACGACGCGGTCGACGACCCGTGGAACAACGCTCAGTCGTCCTGGGCGATCTTCTTCGGCGCCGACACCTTCATCGAAGCACCTTCGGTGCCCGAGGAGATCCGCGCCAAGCTGCCCCAGGACTTCGGCCGCGACAATGCGGTCGCCTACTACTATGTGGGCGGTGCCGGCCTCTGCCATCCGGACGCGTTCAACGCGCGCGCCATGATGTGGGACAGCGCCGCCTAAAGCGACCTCCAACCATCTCGAACCGCCAGTAGGCCGGGCAACCGGCCTGCTCGTCCAATGATCCATAGGAGGACGCAATGTCCTACGCCAATGCCGATCGCCGGACCTACTCATTTCCGGCTGTCAACTTCGCCACCAACTCGGCCCAGGCCATTCGCGGCCCGAAGGGCAAGATGGCCCTGCTGCAGAGCATTTCGATGTCGGCGACGACCACGTTCACCGCGACCACCACGCAGGGCCGCGTCGATGTGGGCGTCACCGGCACGCCGCAGGCCTATGCCAGCCTGCCGCTCGGCACCACCGCAGCCGGCGGCGCCATCGCGTCCGACGACAGCGCCCGCACGGCTCCGGTCATCACCCAGAACCGTCTGCCGGCCGATACCGACGTCCTTATGTCGTTTGTCGCGCCGACCGGTGGCTCACCTGCCGGCGTCGGCACCGTGACCGTCGTCATCGACTGGATGCTGTAACCAGCGCGCCGGCCGCCTCCGGGCGACCGGCAAGCCAAGGAGCTTTCCCATGGACAAGCGCCGATACGTTTCCCGTGATCCTCGGAACCCGCGCACGCCTATTGGCATGGCGACCGACGAGACGGGAAGCGCCGCCGCGGACGGCTACACCGTCCGCTCTCGCAAGCCGCTTGAGCGGTCCGACTTCCCTCGTGACAGCCGTTATGGCGAAAACCACGCCAGCGACGGCCTCATGAATGAGGACGAGGCCCGCTTCAAGACACTCTACGGAGACGACTGAGATGGGCAATAACAACACCGTCCAGACCAGCGGTGCCCGGGGCACCAAGCTCGTCAAGCAGACCGGCCTCGACAACTCGTCCTATGGCGACAAGTCGACCAAGGGCATCAAGAACGACATGAAGGGCGGAACCACCGACATCTCGTCGTCCATCAAGGACGGCAAGGTGCGGTCCTACTGAGGGTCGGATCGATGAAAACTCCAGCCTTCAATCGCGATCGCGAGCACAGCTCGATCCATCCGCCCTATTTCGGCGCCATGTTCAACCAGAGCGGCGCCTACTTCGACGGTTCGGGTCAATTTCTCTTCCGCGAGGGCGAGGGGCCGGAGGCAGGGGCGGGGACGTATGTCCCCGCTCCGCAGCCTTCTCCCGACACTGATCCGGAACCTCGCCTCCTGCCCGATCTTCTCAGGGATGCGATTGCCGACGGCAATGTGACGCTTGCCGAACTCGAAGCCATTGTCGCCGAACTCGGCGGCAGCGGTCAGCAAGGCAGTGCTGATGTCATGGATCTGCTCAAGGGCGCCCTGACCACCGGAAGCGTCAGTGTTGACGCCGTCCGGGCGGTGCTGGACGACATTGCCCCGCAGAGTGGTAACCAGGCGCCGCCACCGCCCCAGACGCCGCCTGTGAAGCCGGCACCGCAGCCGAATGTCGATGTCGGCGAGATCGACCTGGCCGCATGGGCGAAGAACGAGGCGAACTACGCCTTCTTCAGCGTCCGCAAGGTCGTCAGCGAGCAGTATCCCGATATCGATACTGCCACCACCAAGTCCATCGTCGCCGGCCTCATCACTCATGGTGTGGTCAGCGAGGAAGACGCCAGGCGGGGCTGACGAGCCATGGACTACACGACCCTTGTCGGGTCCGAGCTTGTCGTCGGATCGATCAAATACTGGATCAATTGGTCCAGGATCGATGCCGACGGCATTCTCGATGAGGCCGAAAAGTGGATCTATTCGAAGCTGCGGGTCATGGAGATGTTAGCAAGAGCTGACGTCGCCATCGCCGCGAACATCCCGTATGTCCCGTTCCCTGCTGGTTACCTCGACCCAATACACCTCGGCATCCCCGGCCACATCCCCACGATCATTTACGTTGACCCGTCACGCTTCCAGGCCGGGCTTGGCTGGGACCAGACTGCGGTGCTGCCTGTTGCACCGCCGACGCGCTGGGCCAACATGGATCGGCAGATCAATTTCAATCACAGGCCGGATCAAGCCTACACGGCCAAAATGGCCTTCTACCGGCGGCCGGACGCCCTCTCTTCCGATAACCCGACCAATTTCCTCACAGACCGTTATCCGACCTTGCTGCGCCGCGTCTGCCTGATGTTCGCGGCGGAAGCACGCAAGGAGTTCGACGTCATGGACCGGGCCGAGATCAAGGCGATGGCCATGGTCGACGACATCAAGGTGGAAGGCGATCTCGGGCTTCGCGGCATGGAATTTGACTTCAATTGGGAGGAGAGCGCCTGATGCCCAGCCTTACCGCGATCCTTCAGCTCATCGATATGGCGCAGGGCGAGTCCAGCTATGGCGCGTTCGGCAATTGGGGTGATGTCGCCGACGAAAACTTCAAGCGCCTCGAGGCGGTGCTGGGAGAGGTCAGCACCAAGGCCCTGACATCGGGCGATGTGACGCTCAGCGCGGTCGAAGAGCGCTCGCTGCTTATCAAGCTGACGGGCACGCTCACCGCCAATGCCGCCGTGCTGACCAACGACCGCAAAGGCTTCTGGTTCGTCAGCAACGACACGACGGGCGACTTCAACGTCACTTTCCGTACAACCAGCGGCTCGGGCGTCGTGGTGCCCCAGGGCACCAGATGCATTCTGGTTTCCGATGGCACGAACATCTACCGCATGACATCGGCCGGGGCGAACGGCTCGGCGCCGAAGCCTTCCGTCGGGAGCAAGGCGGCCAACTATCAGGCTGTGCAGAGCGACGATGGTTCGCTCATCGAGTTCACCGCGGCGGCCACCTTGTCCTTCAAGGCTGCGGCCATTCTCGGCGCCGGTTGGTACTGCACCGTTAAGGCCGGCTCTGGCGATGTCGTACTCGACCCGAACAGCACCGAGCTGGTCAACGGAGTTGCGACGCTGACGGTGCCGGACGGGGCGAGTGCCGTGGTGTTCTGTACGGGGACCGCCTTCAGGGCGATCCTGGGGGCGGCCGCCCCGTTCGATACGGCTAAGGCCCTCTTCGTCGACACATCGGACGCTACCAAAAAGCTCAGGTTTGCGATCGCCGGCTTTACGACCGCCACGATGCGTACCGTGACTTGGCCCAACGTAAGCGGGACAGTTCTCGTAACCACGGCTGATGCCAACCTCGAAGCGGGCTTCACCTCAACAGAGGATGACGACGGCACCATCGTATCCGGCAACTATACGCCGACGCCGTCAGGCGGAAACTACAAGAAGATCATTGCCGGCGGCCCAATCCAGTTCTTGCCGCCAGTCGCCGCAGGCTCATATCAGTTGGTGGTGCAAGTGACGAATGCGTCCGGCGCTGTTGTCACACCATCCGGTTTCAGTGCAACTGGTGGGGAAAATTGGGACAATACTGTCGGCCGGGTGTTTAATTTCTATATCACGAAGGTGGGTACCCGCACTCACCTGGTGATCGCCCGCGCGTAGGCTCCGCCATGCTTCCGCATGTAGGTTTCATGCCTGTACGCCCCTATGATCCTCCGGACACCCAGACATTTTCGACACCTGGGGCAATGAGTTTTACCGTTCCATACTTTAGTGGAACCATCACGTTTGATGTGGTCGGCGGCGGTTCTGCTGGCCGGAATGGCAACCCCGTTGGCAACAACGGGGCGTGCCAAACTTTAGCCATGCCGGCGGGTGGAGCCTCATCGATAGCGTCGCTTGGTTTGCAGGGGAACGGTGGTTCCGGTTCATCGGGCGGCACGGCCAGTGGTGGCGACACGAATACAACGGGCGGGTCGGGTGCGAGCGGCGGAATTGGTGGAACGCCAGGAGGTTCTGGCGCCGGCGGACTTGGGTTGGGCAATGGTGGCACCGGCGCCGCGCGCCAAGGAAACGACACTGAGTATGGGACTTGGTGGTGTAACGGCCTTAGCGGCGGCGGCGGCGGCAAGAGCACGAAGACCTATACGAAAGCTACGCTACCGCCTGGCACTGTGATCAACGGTGTCGTTGGTGCTGGAGGCACCGCAGTTTCTGGTGGAAACGGCGGCTCTGGCGGCATCAGGATTACGTGGACCTGACATGGGTTTTGCCCCGATAGATGTCCCTCCCGGTGTGGTTAAGTCCGAGTCGGAGTATGCGGCTGGCGGCCGCTGGATCGACATGGATCATGTGCGGTTCGTCAACGGCCGACCGGAGAAGATTGGCGGGGTCCAGAAGCTGTTCCCGGCCAGCTTTTCCGGCATTGCCAGGGCGGCACAGGGTTGGTCGAGCTACAGCGGCATTCAATGCCTGGTGTGGGCTACGCCCTGCGCGCTCTTCCTATATCGCGAAGAGACCTTGCGGAAGATCACGCCGTATCGCGCCGACGCGACTGGCCTGACGCTCAGCAATCCATTCACAACGTCCGCCGGCTCACCGGTCGTCACCGTAGCTGACGTAAACCACGGCATCGCTGCTGCCGGCACGATCGTCACGTTCAGCGGCGCAACGGCGGTCGGCGGCATCACCATCGCAGGTGACTATGCTGTCACCGCGATTGTCGATGTTGATAGCTACACGATCACCCACCCGTCCAATGCGGCCTCGAGCGCGACAGGCGGCGGCACCGTTACGGCGTCCTACGAACTCAACTGCGGTAGCGTTGACCCGACCTATCTGCTGGGCTGGGGCGTTGGCCAATGGGGCGTCGGCTATTGGGGAACGGATGTGCCGCTGTCGCGCGCGCTGATCTCCGAGCCGACCAACTGGTCCATGGACCTCTACGGCGAAGATCTGATCGTCAACCGCCTCAATGACGCGATCTGGCATTACGACACGTCGAGCGGCAACCAGCGGCCGCAAAGGATCGCCAACTCGCCGGCAAGCGCGCGCTATGTCTTCGTGACGCCTGAACGTTACATCATGGCGCTTGGCTGCAATACGATCGCCGGGGCCGTCGACTTGATGACCGTTCGTTGGGCTGACGTCGAAAACATGACCGACTGGACGCCGGCGGCCACCAACACGTCGAACGAGCGCAAATTGCAGGGCGGGACTCGGTTGATGGCTGGAACGGCGATCACTGAAGGCATCAGCGTCGTCTGGTCGGACTCGTCGCTGTTCCTGCTGCAGTTCACCGGCGGCAAGTTCATCTACGACAGCCGCAAGATCGCAACCAATTGTGGGCTGATCGGCCAGCATGCCTGGGCGATGGCGAATGGCACGGTCTACTGGATGTCGGGCACCGACTTCTGGATGTACTCGGGGTCGGCTCAGCCTATTCCGCGGCGCGACGAAATCCGCAAATACGTCTTCGACAACGTCAACAAGCAGCATCTCGGCAAGGCGTTCGCTTTTCACAACGCGCTCTTCAACGAGGTGTGGTTCGTCTACCCCTCCAAGCTGTCGACCGAGCCCGACCTCTACGTCATGGTCAGCCTCGAGGACTATTCGTGGTCGCACGGCACATGGAACCGGTCCGCCGCCACCCAATACACCGTCGGCGATCTGCGCCCCATCCTGTTCGGCGGCGGCCATGTCTATGCGCATGACGTGGTCGAGAACCCGGACAACGACTCCCAGCCGCTGCCGGCGTTCATTGAGCTTGGGCCAACTGATATCCAAAGCGGAAACCGGACGATCGACATCTTCGGGTTCGTGCCGGATTTCCAGCGCCAGTCGGGGGATATGAGCCTCTACATCTACGGGCTCGACCACCCGCGCGACAGCGTGATGATGAGCGAAATCCTTGCAATCTCGCCAACGTCCAAGCTGATCGACGCCAAGGTGGCAGGCCGGCAGTTCGGCATGACCCTGTTCTCGAACGTCATCGGGGGTGATTTCCGTCTCGGTCGTTGGGGTCTGGAACTGGCTGGAGCAGGCACCAAGCGGTGAGAAAGACCACGGTCGGCCAGCAGCCGGCCAACCAGGGCAACCTGACGCCACTGCAAAAATGGACGGTTGACGCGATCGTTGAGCTGTCGCGCGCATCGCACGAGCAAATCACCGAAGAGATCGCCGACGCCTACCAGCTTGGCACCTTCACGGAAACCCGCACGCTCAACCCAGCCACGGCGACCGTTGCCGATGTGGCGAACGTGCTGGCGACCATCCTCAACGACATGAAGAAGCGCGGCGTGAACAGGAAGTAAGGCCATGGCCAACACGACCACAACCAGCAGCCAGATCCCGTCTTACATTCAGGACCCGACCAAGCGCGCGCTCGGCGATATCGAGAGCTACCTCAAGAGCCCGGACAACTACGTCTATGGCTCCAAGCCGGGCGAAAAGCTCTTCACGCCCTTGTCGCAAGGTCAGCAGAAGGCCATCGGCAACGTCAACTGGCTGGCCGACCAGGATCTGGCGTCGCTGTTCGGCATCAACAAGGCCGGGTCCATGCTCGAGGACGCCTCGGGCAAGCTGACCGACGAAACGGGCTGGCTGGGTTCGATCGACAGTTACATGAACCCGTACCTGCAGCGGGTGCTCGACCCCCAACTGAAGCAAATCAGCGACAGCCTTCAAGCAGGCCGGCGCGACCTTGGCGCCAACGCGGCCATGTCGGGCGCCTTCGGCGATGCACGTCACGGCATTGTCGAGGGCGAGCTGTACGACGATGCCGCGCGCCAGGCGACCGACGTCACCGGCAAGGCTTATGCCGGCGCATGGGACAACGCGATGGAGATGCGCGGCGCCGACAGGTCGGCTCGTGCCGGGGCAGCTTCAGGCATCGCGAGCCTTGGACAACAGAACTTCCAGAATTTCATGGATGTGAACGACGCGCTGTTCAATGCCGGCGAGGTCGAGCGCGATACCGAGAAGGAGCGCAACGACACGATGCGGGCCTTCCAGGAAGCGCTCAAGGAAAAGAAATACACCGACGCCATGAAGCTGCTGGGCGCGATTCAGGGCTCGCCCTACACCACATCGTCGACATCGACCCAGAAGAGCAATGACGGCATCTGGGGCCTGCTTGGCGCGCTAGGCGGTGCGTTCTTGTGATGATCGTCGACCGCCTCGAGGCGACCGAGGCGAACGGTATGGCGATCGCCCATTTCTTGGCCAGCACCTTCGCCAAGGAGCACCGCTTCGGCAGCCAGAGGACAGCAGGCGTCAACATAGACCGATCCTGGCAGCACATCTGGCGCACCTTCACTGAAGGTGTCGTCTGGGCGCTTCGGGAGGGGGACGAGATCATTGGCTCCATCTCGGTCGTGCCGGACGAACTCTGGTGGACCGACGTTTCCTATCTGCGTGACGGGTGGTTCTACGTCCGCCCTGAGTGGCGCACGCCTGCGGCCGCCGCGGTGCTGATCGACGCTGCCAGCCGCTACGCCGACGAGCTCGTCCAGCCGCTCGTCATCATGCCCTTCAATGCAGACAGGCCCGAGTTGGTCGGCCGCTTCCTGCGGCGCTTTGGCTTCGTCGCGTTGGGTGGCCTCTACATCAAGGAGCAATGACATGTGCGGCGGCGGCAACAAGAAGGGCACAGCTACGCAGGCACCAACGGCGACACCTCCGGTTCCGGAGATCGTGCAGGCCGCCATAAGGGCCTTGGAGGTTGGCCCGACTGGCTACAACGAGGCGATGCGCGAGAACATCGGTGCTGACATCCAGATGGGCGGAGCCAGGCCTGTCAGCGGCATGACGCGCACCGCACCTTCCTTCACCGGTTATCAGCCGGTCGCTGCGACGCCTGATCCGCTCAAGGAAATCCTCGATCGGGCTCCGCCGGCCGCGCCGACGCCGGCACCTGCACCGGCACCCGCTCCGAAACCGACGCCCGCACCGACGCCTGCGCCGGGACGGATCAATCCCATCAATCGCAGGCCCCGTTCCTGGGACGACTAGCCATGGCCAATTTCCTCGAAAGCCTCGTTTCGTTGATCACCGGAGGTGCGCAGGCACAGCCAGCGCCGGCTGAAGGTGCGCCTGCCCAGCAACCGGCGCGCATCGTTCTTCCGCAATCGGCACCTGCGCCGACGCCGCGTCCAGCAGGACTACCGCAGGGCTCTTTCGCGCCCAATCGGCAGCCCATGCAGCCAATGGCCAATCCGCAGCTCCTGTCGCTTCTCGGCGGCGGCGGGGGCGCGCGTCCATTCGTGCGTGCGATGGGCGCTGGCATGGCCAACATGGGCAACACCGGCGGTGATCCGTTCGTGGCCTTCGGGCGCGGTTTCGGTGGTGCCACCGCCTATCAAGACGAACAGGATCTGATCGCCGCCAAAAGCGCCGCGGCAAACGAAGCGATGGCCTATGAGCGCCAGCAGGACGCCGAGAAGCTGAAGCGCACGGACAGGCGTGCGGCTGAAGACCTTGAGTTGCGGCGTGCATCCGAGGCCAGGCAGGCGAAGACGGCCGATCTCCAGAACCAGAAGACCCTTGCCGAGATCAAGGCGCTGGCTCGCAACAACGGCATTTCGGTCAGCCAGGCGCTGGAGATCGAACGCATCTCGCAGGCTGCCGGCGAAAACCTCTACGGCACCGAGCGCCAGAAGATGATCGACGACACCCGTCAGCGGCTGCTCGATCAGTTTTCCGCCGGCGGCGGAACAAGCACGGGCCTGTCCGACTCTTCGAAGGGGCTCTCCACGAGCAAAGAACTCACTGCCACCGGCCCTAACGGGCAAAAGGTGGTGCTCCGCAACGGCGCTTGGGAGCCGATGTAATGGCATTCGAACTTCCGAAGGCCGCGCCGCTGCCAACCCAGCGGCCGGCCGACGGCATTCCACCACTGCCCCCCGGCTTTCAGCTCGACGCGCCTATGGCGGCTGCGCCGAAGCTGCCACCGTTGCCGGAAGGCTTCACGCTCGACAGCGAACCGGCACCGGCCGCCGACAGCGGCTCGTTCGTCAAGGAGGTCGGCAAGGGCGTGGCCGCTGGCGCGACCAATGTCGTAGGATCTATGCTCAAGGGGCTCTCGGCAGAGCAGGCGCGCTCTCCAGAAGAGGAGGCGACAGCCAACCAGCTCGCCGCCGACTTCCCACGCATCCCGCAGATGTCGGACGCCGAGTACAATCAATTCCGTATCAAGGCCGGCAAGGGTATCCGTGGTCTCAAAGAGATGGACATGCTCGCACTGGCTGCATCGGTGCGCGCCGGTCAGATGCCTGTCGATGAGGCCGCCAAGCGCCTGAACCTGCCGGCGATCCTGCCAACCCTGTCGGTGAAGGAAACGCCGCTCTACAAGGCCGGCCAGAAGGTCCACGACTTCGCGTCCGACAAGTTCAAGTCGACCAAGGACTACGAGGATAGCTGGACGCGCTCGATCAGCGAGGGTCTTGGCAGCACCGTTCCGTTCCTGGCGACCGCGCCGCTCGGCGGCGCAGGCATGGTCGTCGGCGCTGTCGGTGGTTCGGCAGCGTCATCGGGTGAGGCGATAGACCGGGCCGTCCAAGCTGGCGCGTCGCAACAGCAGATCATCGACGCCGTTCGGCTTGGTCGTTTCCCCGGCCTGACCGACCAGGTGCCGATCGAGATCCTGTTTGAGCGCGTGCCTCTGCCGCTTGCCGGCAAGCTGGCTGGCGTTGTCGGCAAAGTTCTGGCGCAGGCCGCCGCTGAAGGCGGGCAGGAGGCCTTGCAACAGGCCGCCCAGAACATGATTTCGCGCTACGTCTACAACCCCGATCAGGATCTTACGGAAGGCGTCCTCGAATCGGCAGCGCTCGGCGCTATCGTCGGCGGTGGCATGAAGGTCGGCGAGCAGTCGGCGTCAAAGGTATTCGGCGGTGGGACCAAGTCGGCGGCGCAAGGGGTTCCATCCCTGCCGGATGGCTTTGTTCTCGACCAGCCGACAGAGAATGCGGATGCGCGCGCCCCTGTCGCTGCCGCCGCAGGGCCGGAGCTGGGGGAGGCGGTACTGCCTCAAGCCGACGAACCCGCTCCGGCCACCACACTCCAGCCTTCGGCGACGCCGGAGGATCGCGCCCTGTTGCGGGCTTCTGGCCTTGTCGACGATGACATCGACCAGATGAGCCCCGACGAGGTGGCCGCCGAAGTCGAGCGCGCCAGGCAGGCAAATGTCCAGCAGCCTCTGGCAGCCCCGCCAGAGCCCGTTCCGGTCGAGCCGACCGAGTTGTCGTCCGTTGCGCCCGAGGCCGTTCCTGCCCCAGCTATGGTCGAAAGGCGCGGTCCTTCTCTGGCAGTCGACGCCGACCCGGCAGAAGCGATGTCTGTCGCTCCTGAAGCATTCGGTACGCGCAGCCGGCCCGCCAAGGTCGAGACGGCCGACGATGTCGCGCGAGCGGGCGAGCGGGTCGAGCCCGAGCCGTCCGATGCGCAGAAGGAAGCCGGCAACTACACCAAGGGCCACATCAAGATAGCCGGGCACGACGTGACGATCGAAAACCCGAAGGGATCGGTGCGGCGTGGCGTGAGCCCGACGGGCACGCCGTGGGAAACGACGATGCCGGGCCACTACGGCTACATCAAGCGGACCCAGGGCGCCGATGGCGACCATGTGGACGTCTATATCGGTGACAATCCGAAGTCGAAGCGCATCTACATCGTTGACCAGAAAGCGCCATCGGCCAATGGCCGGTTTGACGAGCACAAGGTGGTGATGGGCGCCGACAGCATGGAGCAGGCGCGCGAGCTGTATGCTCGCGGCTTCAGCGACGGCACCGGCAACGCCCGTATCGGGGCCATTTCTGCACTGACACCCAAGGCCTTCCGTGAGTGGCTGGCGAGCGGCGAGACGACCAAGCCTTATCGCATGGGCCGCGTCAGGTTGACGGAAACTGGCCACCCGGCCGATGCCAAGGGCCGGGTGAAGCGTCCACCCACATTGACCGAGTTCCTGGCTGGCAATGGCGGCCTGAAAGACGAGCGCGGCGAGCTGCGCGCCATGGACGCCCACAAGGTGCTCGTGCCCGGATCTGGCAGGTTGGTCAGGACCAACGGCCTCCCGCTCGACAAGGCGCGCGCCCTTGCTGTCGAAAACGGCTATCTCAGCGACGCCGAAGCGGATCAGCTTGCGACTTCGACAGTCGATGATCTGCTCATGGCCCTGCGCGATGACATGGCCGGACAACACCGGTTTTCGTCCACGGACCAGGAATGGTCGTCCGCATGGTCGAGCCATCAAGCCAGCGAGACCGACGCCAGGCGCGCGGAGGGCGCTCGGGCGCAGCTTCAGGAGCTGGCCGGCTTGAAAGAAGGCGACCCGTTCCTCGATCGGGCCGTATCCGTAATGGTCGATGAGGGGCTGGATGCCGCCGATGCTCTTGAGCGAGCAGCACTGCAACTCGAGGCAGAAGATGGTATAAGCGCCGCGGCGGCAGATGATTTGCCGTTCTTCGAGGAGAGGCCCGATGAAGCACAGCGCCGAGGAGCACCTGAAAGCCGCTCGGACGTTCGAGCAGAAGGCGAAAGCCGAGACGGACCCGACGAAGAAGTCGGCGCTGAAGGAAGCCGCCCGCCGACGCAAGGTCGTGGCGAAGGTGGCAAGGACCGCGTCAGCCCAGAAGTTGACGGACGAAGCGCTGCAGAAAGCACAGCAGAGCGCCAGCCGGAAGAAGTAGGCGCCGACGGCAAGCCGCAGCTCGTCCTGCCGGGCGCGGAAAGGATTTCCCAGAAAGAGGAAGCCGAACGCAAGGCAGCGAAGCCGTTGCGCTCCAAGGCCCCCCAGAAAGACCCGGGCGGCCTGTTTTCGGACGACTCCAAGCAATCCGACCTGGTGGACATGGCTCGCAAGCCGAGCGGTGGGGAGACGGCATCGTCGAAGGCCGATGACAGCCGTCCGCCCATGCCCAGCGAAAAAGCGGCCCCGACACCTTCAGCGAAGATCGAGGACTTCGGCGAGAAGATCCATGGCGCGCGCAAGGACATGGTCTCGCTCCTGTCGGACGAGTTGCAGGACCAGGCCGCGAATGTTGCCGTCGATCCGTTGAGCAAGACCTTTCCGCTGCCGAACTATGCCAAGCTGGCTGAAGAGGGCGTCGACCGTGCCACCCTGGCGCTTGTCGCCGTTTTTCGAGACCAGATTCCGCCAAAGCCGAAAAAATCATGGAAGTTGGACCGCTGGGTCTTCATCGCTCAGTCCATGCGTGACTTCGCCGGCAAGGTTCTTTCGGGCAAGGTTTCTGCCGAGAAGATGCTTCAGCAGTTGGAAGCGCATGGATGGAGTGACTTCCAAGCCTTGGGATACACCGCCCGCGCGCTGGTTGATGTCGAGCCGAGCAAGCTCGCAGAGGCGGCAAAATGGCGCATCATGAGCGGCAACTACAGCATGTTCGGGGGCCAACGCTACAATCCACCCAAAAAGATGTTCTACATCGTCGACACCAAGGGCCGCATGCTGTCGGGCTTGGACCGGAGCATCGGCCACGCGGAGACCGCTGACGACGCGATTACCAACCTCAAGACCCTGCTCGCGCGCGTCCTGGCCGACGCGAAGCCGGCGGAACGCTCCAACTACACACCTGTTGGGCTGTACCGTGATCGCGCCGGAAACAGCATCTTCATAGGCTTCAAAGTTCGCAGCACCGTCATCCGGTTGAAGGGCGGCTTCGCCACTTCGAAGGAAGCACGAGCCTATGTCGAGGAGAGCCGCGACGAGTTGCAGGCGAAGATCGACGAGATGAGGGCAGGTCCAGCCGAGCGTCGCGCCACCAACGATCCGCGCAAAGGTAGGGATTGGCGCGAGGGCGATATCGCCCCGGAAACCTTCTCGGAGGCCTTCGGCTTCCGCAGCGTACAGTTTGGGAACTATGTCGAGGGTGCTCGCCGGCAGGCCGATCTGAATCGCGCCTACGACGCGTTGATGGACCTCGCCGACGCTGTGACCCTGCCACCGAAGGCACTGTCGCTCAACGGCAAGCTTGGTCTCGCCTTCGGTGCGCGGGGACACGGTGGCAAAAACGCTGCCGCGGCGCACTATGAGCCCGGCCAGGTGGTGATCAACCTGACAAAGAACGCCGGCCCGGGCTCATTGGCGCATGAATGGCTGCATGCGCTCGACAACTACTTCGCGAAGGAAGACCAGGCCGGCGGCTTCATGAGCGATCGCCGTCGGGTGGCTGGGCCGGTCCGGCAAGAGGTGTATGACGCGTGGAAGGCGGTGGAAAAGTCGATCACCCGTGGCAGCTTTGCGGCGCGCTCGGCCGATCTCGATGGCGCACGCAGCAAGCCGTATTTCTCGACAACGATCGAAAAGGCTGCCCGGTCATTCGAGCGCTACATCGTCGATCGGCTGGCCGAACGTGGTTTCAGCAACGACTATCTCGCCAACATCAACCTTGATGGCGGGGCCTATCCGACGTCGGAGGAGATGGATAGCGGCATCCGCGCCGCCTACGACCAACTGTTTTCGGCGATCGAGGCGAAGGAGGAAGGCGGTTCGGTCCGTCTCTACTCGACCGCCGAACCTGTGGTCAGATTGACCGGTCTCGAGGTGATGGACTTCAAGGGTGGCGCCGACATGCCGGCGCTGCGCGCAGCGGCCCGGAAATGGTACGACGAACATCTGCGCGGCACGACTGCGACGATGCGGGATGGTTCGGTCGTCTCGTTCAACCAGCGCGGCCGCAACAAGTCTGTGTCGGGCGGCAAGGGCGACATGCTGCTGCGGTCAATCCCTGCGATTCGCGACATCATCGAGAACGGCCATGTGGTGCTTGTCGAGCCCGGCGATCGCGACTTTGTCCGCGAACGCATCGTCATTTCGGCACCTGTGGAGTTTGCTGGGAAGGTTCAGCAACTGGCGGTGACAGTGCATCGCACCGCAGATGGCACTTTGCACTATGACCTGCACTTCGACCGAGATGCTGGCGGTCCGGGGATTGGTGCCCGGTTGGCCGATGGAGAGTTCTCCATAGACAGCAGTGAGAGCACCGCCAGCTCTACCGACGTTGCCGCCGATGACATCAATCTAATGGTTTGGCCGGAGGTACGCAATGCACCTGCTGGTTGGGATGTTGCTGGCGAAATGGACGCTCCCCAGCCGATGCCGACCGAGGTGCAGGCAGACATCCGCCAGATCGTGGAGCAGGTGGCTGGCCTGGGCAACGTCAGCTTCTGGCCGCACATCTCACTTCCGGATGGGGCTCAAGGCTGGGGCACGACAGGCAGGAGTTCGGCCGGCGGCTTCTACGAGCCGACGCGCGACATTGTCGTCATCGCACTCGATTCTGGAAACCGCCGCACCGCATACCATGAGGCGTTCCATCGGCTTCAACACTTCTTCCTGACCGAAGCCGAGCGACGCGTGCTTGCCGGGGAAACCGAACGGCTGCGGCAGATCGTGGCAACCAACGAGTTTCGGCGCGCCGGCATCGCGGGCATGGCCCAGCATGAGCTTGAGGCAGAAGCCTTTGCGATCTGGTCCGACCAGATGGACCGCAACAACGCCGACGGCATCCGGCTTCACATTGGCCTACGCCGCGCATGGGAGCGCATCAGGCAGACCCTGCGCCGCGTCAGGAACGCGTTGCGTGGTCGGGGCTATCAGACGTCGGAGGATGTGTTTGCGCGCGCCAGGAGTGGCGAGACGGCTCGGCGCGGTAGGATTGCCCGCAAGCCACTCCACCGGCGTTCATACCAGGCTGCCTACCACGGCAGTCCGCACCAGTTCGAGAACTTCTCGACGGAGCATATTGGTTCAGGCGAGGGCAACCAGGCCTTTGGCTGGGGGCTCTACTTTGCCGGCAGGAAGGAAGTCGCCGAGTATTATCGGAACGCCCTGGCGAGGCCGGCAGACGGCGAGATCGAGCGGGCAAAACAGGCCTTGCGCGACACCGGCATCAACCCCGAGGAAGACTACGGCTACAACGATGAGCGCGACTATCTCACTCTAGCTGCGAGCCTCGTCAAAGGCTTTAAGCCGAAGCTCAAGGACGGCCGACTGTTCGAAGTAGACATCCCTGACGACAGCGAGTTGCTGAATTGGGATGCACCTCTGCGAGATCAACCAGATCCGGTGCTGATCAAGGTCGATCGATTTATCCGCGACCTCGTGAACCTTCATATGCACTATGGTGGCATCAGTGAAGACGTTGCGCTGGATATGGTGATGGGTTTCAGCGGCGCCGACTTGTACGAAGAGACCGTGAGCTTGCTGAACGGCCCTGAGGAAACGTCAAAGGCATTCTTGCGCGCTGGTCTACCTGGTCATCGATATCTCGATGGCATGTCGCGTGACGAGGGGGAGGGCACCTACAACTACGTCATCTATGACGACAGCCGCATCAAGGTGGAGCGCTTCTATTCACTAGCCGAGCGCGTGCCAGCCAGTGTCCCCGCCAAGGATGTTCCTGGTGCGCTCGTCGGCCAGCGGCTCGACCGAGCCCTTCGTCGTGGTGTCGCCGCCATGAAGGGGCTCTCATCGCGGGACCGCGGCATTCGTAACGACGGCGAGACGGCGTCCGACTATCTGCATCGGAAATGGGTCGACTACCTCCATCCGTTGCGGATGATGCAGGAGCGGAGTGGCCACAAACTCACCGAGCTGAACGACGCCTATCTCAACGCCCGCTTGGCTGAAGATGCGGCCCTGGCCCAGATCCAGACGATGCACGACGTCTATGTGACGCCGATGGTCGACGCTCTGGTGGCTGCCAATGCTTCGATCGAGGATTTGCACCGCTACCTCTATGCGCTGCATGCCGAAGAGCGGAACCGTGTCGTCGGCAAGCGAAATCCGCCTGATAGCGAGCTGTTCAAGGCCGTCACCGATCACGACGCAATCGGTGCCTCCGGCATGTCGACCAATGAGGCCAGGCGCATCATTACCGGATATCGCAAAGACCCGCAGCGGTTCCGTGGCTTGAACGAAGCCGCAGGCCATGTGCGGCAGATGCTTGACAACGAAATGCGCAACCAGCGCCGAGCTGGATTGATCTCCGACGAGACCTATCGGCTGCTGTCCGAGCAGTGGCAGCACTATGTGCCGCTGAAAGGCAACGAGGGGCAGGACGAGGAAGGTTTCTGGAAGCCGGGCAAATCGGGCTTCGACGTGCGCGGCGACGAGTTCAAGGCCGCGTTGGGTCGCTATTCCGAGGCGGACAACATCGTCGCGCACGCGATCGTGCAGAGCGAGTCGTCGATCCTTCGCCAGAAGAAGAACGACGTCGGCAAGGCCATGCTGCGCTTCATCAACGAATTCGACCCCAAGGGAGAACAGATCGCGCAGGTGTTCTGGGGCGGAGAAGGCGATTTCGACATCGTCAAGGCACCGGCTGTCTACAAGCGAGTGATTGACGCAAGCGGCAAGGTCACGAAGCAGCGTGTGCCGAATCCGTTCTCGAACCGCGACGATGTGCTCGCGGCCAAGGTCGGCGGCAAAACCTACTGGATCAGGTTCAAAGACCCGAAGATCGGCCGCGCACTCCGGAAGCTTGGCACCGCGGAAATCGGGTCGCTCACCAAGATCGTGCGACCGCTGACTGTGTGGCAGTCCATCGTCAACACGCGGGCAAACCCTGCCTTCACGCCGATCAACGTCATTCGAGACGTCCAGGCCGGAGCGGTGCACCTGCTCGATGAGGGCTTTTCAGTCGTCCAGGTTGCCGGGGTTGTTCGTGACATCCCGAAGGCTTGGGGTGCGATTTGGCGCCAGCAGCGCCAAACTGCGGGTTCGAGCGAATGGGATCGTTTCGCCAAGGAGTATTTCGACGCCGGCGGCAAGATCTCGTTCCACAACTACGCGACCCTTGAGGAGAGCCTGAAGAGACTGGAAAAACAGGTCTCGCGATCCGTCGATGGCGAAAACCACTTTGTGGCGGCGATAAAGGCTGTTTTCAGGTTCATCGGCGACCTCAACGATGCCGGCGAAAACGGCATCCGCCTTGCAGCTTATGTCGCTGCTCGCAAGGCGCAGGGTCGCACCGCCAAGCAGGCCGCATACATGGCTCGTGACCTGACCGTGGACTTCAAGAAGCACGGCGAGAAGGGGCCGGAGATGAGCGCCTGGTTCGTCTTCTTCAACGCCGCGCTGCAGGGCAACTACAACATCGCCAAGCGCATGGTGCAGTCGAAGGCCGTTCGGGCCGCCGTGGCGTCGTTCATCTTCGGCGGCATGATGCAGCACCTCTGGAACAGCATGATGTCGGGAGAGGACGACGACGGCGAATCCTACTATCGCAAAATGCTCGTCAATGAGCCGTGGAAGCTGGAACGCCAGTTCGTGTTCTTCATCCCCGGCACCGAGCGCTATGTCGCGTTCCCGATGCCTTACGGCTACAACGCCTTCCACCACCTTGGCACGCAGGGCGCGGCGTTGATGACAGGCGACAAGGCGCCCGTGATAGCCATCCTCGACGCCGTTCGTGTGGCCTTCGACGCCTTCAACCCCATTGGCTCGGGCTCGATCGCCAACATGGTGTCGCCGACCATTGTCGACCCGGCCGTAGACATCCTCGCCAACGAGAACTTTGCCGGGGCACCGATCTATCCGGAGGAAAATCCCTTTGATCGGTCGCCAGATCCGCAGAGCAGCAAAGCCTTTGCGGCCACCCACCCGGCGTTCATCTGGATCGCCAAGATGTTCAACAGGGCCAGCGGCGGCAACGAGATCGAACCTGGTGCGGTGGACATCCATCCCGACACGCTGGAGCACCTTTGGGGCTATTTCGTCGGCGGTCTTGGCCGTTTTGTCACGCAGGCAGAGCAATCTGCCGAAGGCGCGGTGCGCGGCGAGCTTGAGCCCAAGAAAGTGCCATGGGTGAGGAATTTCTACGGCGCGATCGACGAAGACAGCCAGCGGACCGAGTATTTCCGAAAGCGCGAAGCGGTCTTTGCCGTCGAAGGCTACATGAAGGCCTACCAGGAGAAGGGCGACGAGGCGGCGCTGCGCGAGTTCATGGGCCGGCATCGCGTCGAACTCGAGGCGCTTGGTGCCTTCAAGGCTGCGGAAAAGGCCAGGCGTGCGATCAACAAGCAGCGCCGTCGTGGCGATCCCGACAAGGCACAGCTCGAGGAGCTGAAGAAGCGGGAGCTGGAGGCGATGCGCGGTGCCCGCACCGCCTACGTTGAAGCCGCCGCGCGCAAGTAGTTATTCGTCGATCGTGAAGCCTGGCGGCGGGGCAGGGATCGCCGGCTGACCAGCGCTGGCCATCCTGACCGGCGCACAGTCGCTCGGATTGCAGAACTGGATGCTGCCGGTCCACTTGTTGACGATGGTTACCATCGCTCCGGCATCGTTGATGATGTAGAGCCGGTCGGCCCAGAGATAGGCAGCGCCGAGCAGCAGGATCACGGCAGCGAGCGGGGCGGTCCTCACCATTTGCAGAAAGCCTCTATGTCGGTGACGGCGAACATCTCGATGCCGTCGAAGACGAGCTTGTCGTCAGAGACCAGCACCATTTTTCGCATGGTGCCGTCTTCGCAACTCAAGTCAGCATCAGGCCGATCAACCGGCCAGTCCTTGATGACGCAGCGCACGGCGTCCTGGTCGTGCGGCTGAAACGAAAATCCGCCGTCCTGCGACATCAGGCCGACGGTGCATTCCTTGTCCTTCCACATCTTGGCGGCAGCCGGTGCCGTCATGATCAGAAGGGCAGCCAGAGCCCTCAACATCCCCGCCTCCGAAGGTTGTGCCCTTATGAGAGCAAAATCCGTCACCGATGTCATCCTCGGCGAGGCCGTCTCGGGTTCGAGGCAGCAGCGCTTCAAGGATATGCTGGCCATTGCGTCGGTGATCGACAATCGTGCCCGTGCCTCTGGCCTGTCGCAACAGGATGTCGTGGCGCACAGCGGCGAGTTCAATGCCTACAACCGCAATTTGCCGGCTGGCGTGGACCAGTACCGTGGATTGGCCGAAAAAGCCCTGAACCACGTCGCCAAAAACGGGCCGACGCATTCCGGTATGTATTACGCGACGCCGAAGGCGGTTTCCAACCTGCCTGATGGTCTCCAGCGCGTTGCGACGACCACAGGGCACCAATTTTTCACCGACCCGCAAGGCCGCTCCTTCCGCACGGCAGTAGGCTGGGCCAAGCCGCAGCCGTCGGCGAGCGTGCTAGAGACGTTGTCGGCGCCGGTGCGGGAAGTGGTGGCGAAGGTGATGGATGCGCTGAGCGGGGCGGGCAGCGCGTTCAGGACAGCAGAGTTCGAGCCGGTCTCCGAGCTGCCCGACCCGAACAGTGATCTACCGGCGCGGCAGATGGCCACTGTCGGTCTCGCCATGGGCAAACACCGGCCGAATCCTCCCGGCGCTGATTTTGTCAGTCTCGTCCAGGATGCGGCGACTGATGTGCTCGGCCCGAACGTGCGGGTAGACATTGTCTCGGGACAAGGCGAGTACGGCTCCTCGAGGCATCGTGATCCGCGCGGGCTCGCCGGCGATGTCCGATTCGTCGACACGACGACGGGCAAGAGGATCACCGACCCGCAGAAGATGATGGACGTTGCGCAGGCCTTTGCCGCCAAGGGTGGCATGGGCGTGGGCTATGGCCCGGAATACATGGGCAACGGCACCATGCACCTGGACACGGTGACCGACCTTCACCCTGGGCAGGATTTCGAATGGGGATCAGTCGGCAATGCCAATGCCGATCTCCTCGCCGACGCCCGCAACTCGGCTCTGATGCCGTCGAGCTTCTATGAGGCCGCCCTGCCGGCGGAGATGCAGGCGCCGGCAGGACGGATGCCCGATCCATTGGCGCCAGCACCTGTTGGCCCGGTTGATCGCAAGCCCCTTGCTCCCGCATCGCAGCGGCCGGCCGATCTCATCGCGGCGCCAGCGGGCAACGTCCAGCGCGAAAAGATCGCTGAGGCAAAGCCGCACGAGCCCGACCCCGAAAGGTTTGGGCCGCGTTCGGCAACGACCGTCGCCAAGACCGACAGGCTTCCGGCCAAGTCGGACCCGTTGGCAGCGTTCGTGTCGCCGGCGGCAGCAGCAACCATGCCCAACCGGCCCGCATCTATGGAAACGTTGCTGGGGCAGGGTACAGTCAAAGCACCATCCTTCGCTTCGGCTCGGATGACTGCGCCGGCTAAGACGACGCCGAAGCAGACATTTGAGCAGGCTCCCTCACCGCAGAAGCAGGCACAGGTCTATCAACAGGCGGCAGCAAGCCGAGCTGCACCAGCTCCGGCGCCAGGGCCGACGGCTGCAGAACTCGCGGCGCAATATGGGCAGTATCAGCGCGGCACTGTCCCACAGACGGTCGACATCAACGCCGATCTGTTGTCGTCGACGCTTCTCGGACCCAAGCAGGCCTTTGCGCCCAAGCCTGCGCAGCCATTGTTCGTGACAGCGCCGCCGCAGCCCGTCACGACGCCGAAAGGGCCGCGACTTCAGCCGAAGACGGTGAAGACGCCGAACCAGCGGATCGACGAGGCCTTCAGCGTGTCAGCACCACCGGCCGAACCGCAATTTACCGCAAGCGACGTCTATTCCGGGCGGGCCACCTCTGGCGTTGCCAACGACGGCAGCAAGGTCGATCGAGATCCGTTCGGAAACATCTCGATCACCAACGAATTCGGCGCAACGACGAAGGTAGGCGCGGACGGCCGCCAGATGGCCTCTAGGCCGGGCAGCAGCACTCTGAGCAAGTCGGGGCTGTCCGATCCTCTCAAGGGCATGTTCGATAGCCTGCCGCCTGGCAAGGAGATCGCCGGCTCCCTCCTTGGTGCGGTGCTGGGGAACATGGTCGCCGGCCCCATAGGCGGCGCTGTAGGGGCGAAGTTGGGGCAGAAGGTCTCCAGTGGCAACATCACCCAGAACAGCCTGCTGTCGAAGCTGATGGGTGGCTACACGACGAACATCCTGGGCAAGCAGATGAAGTTCGCCAATCCCGTAGCCGGCGGCCCATTCCCCAACGCACCGTCTCGTCCCTCCGGCTCCGATCGCTCTTACGACGTCAGCCGGGGCCGCGACATCAGCCCAGCCGCATCCCGCGAGATCGAAGCGGGCCGCGGCGGCCTCTACTGATCCAGCCAACCGAAAAGGACTTAGCCATGAAGCTGGTTTCGAACTGGCGCGCCGTGCTGCGCTACGCGTGGACCGTGCGTGTCGGCATCATCCTGGCCGTAGTGAACGCCGTCTATGTGACGGTCGCGATCATCACTGCATCGCTGCCGGTGCCGCCGATCTGGCTCGCCGTCCTGAATGGTGGGCTGGCACTGGCCATTCCGCTGCTGCGGCTCATTCCGCAGCCCTCCATCGCCGGAGAAGAGATCGATGCCCCTGAATAAGATCAGGCCTTCCGGCCGGGCCAAGGCCGCTATCGCCGCGATCGTCGCCGTTGCGATCGGCGGCATGGTGGCGCTGTTTCCCGGCCAGCCGCCGGTGCATGACGACGTCGCCTTGGCAATCAATACGCTCGTCCAGCCGTGGGAGGGGCGCAAGCTGCGCGCTTATCTCGACACGCTGGCAAGGCCGGCTGTGTGGACCATCTGCGACGGCGACACGACCAACGTAAAGCCTGGCATGGTCGAGACGCCGGCCGGCTGCGACAAGCGCCTCGCCGTGAAGATGGAGCGCGATTATCGACCGCCACTGGTTCGCTGCATCAATGGCTGGGAGGAGCAGCCGTTGAGCTGGCGATCGATGATGATCTCGCTGGCGTGGAACATTGGCCCGGCGCGCGCCTGCAGCTCGACTGCTGCCCGTCTGGGGACGGCAGGAAGGTTCTGGGATAGCTGCATTGCAGCGACCGCCTTCAACAAGGCCGGCGGCCAGGTGCGTATCGGGCTGGTGAACCGCCGCGAGATGGGCGACGCGCAGCGCATCGGCGAAGCAGAATTGTGCGTGTCGGGGATCTGAGATGGCCCAGCTTCGCCTGATTCTCGCTGGCCTGGCGGCAATCGCGTTCCTGTCCGTCGGCGGGCTGGCACTCTACTGGCGCAGCAACGCCAAAGAGGCCGAGGCCAAAGCAGCACGCGTCACCCTCGAGCGTGACCAAGCGGTCGCCGCCAACGCCGACAACGTCAAAACCATCTACGCGCTGCAGGAACAGCGGCGGTTCGACGGGCGGCTGATGGCCTCCTTGATCGAAGAGATGCGGCAGGTCGGCGATGCGGTGGCCGATATGTCGAAGAAGCAGGAGGAGCTGAAAAATGCCAACGAGGAAGTTCGCAATTTTCTGCGCGCTCGCGTGCCTGACGATTATCGCAAGCTGCGCGGCCGGTGAGCGCATCGTGGTCAAGACCGAACCGGTGAAGCAGCAAATTCCCGAGGGGCTGCTGGTGTCGTGCCCGGGCAAGGACACGCGGCCCTGGCCGGACGTCGAGGCCATCGTCTCGACTTACGACGCCACCGAAGCGTCGCGCGCCACCTGCGCCGCCCAGCTTGAGCGCATCAGGCAATGGAATCGGGGGCAGGGATGACATCGCTGGCGGCGGAGGGGCGAAGTCATGACCGAAGGTAGCCTGCCAGAGATTTTCCGGGCGCTGGGAACACTCACCAACGAGGTCAAGAATCTAGGTCAGAAGATAGACAAGGCCGAGGAAAAGGCAGGCGAAGACAACCGGCGAGCGGAACAGCATCGCGCGACCATGCATCGGCGTGTGGACGAGCTCGTGGATGAGGTCGGCGACATGAAAACCAGCGTCGCCGTTCTCACCAAGGACGTTGCGGCCGCAAAGGCGGTGACCGACGACGTCGTGAAGTTGGGCAACCAAGCGCAAGGTGCCGGAACCGCAGGCCGGGTCTTGATAAAGGTCGGCATCGGCATAGTGGGTGCTGTTGGCTATGCGGTCGGTCTCTATTCCTGGCTGACCGGCCGTCCGCCACCTTGAAATCCACATGAAGCGCCATGCAAGCCCGCGCCGGGAGACCGGGGCGGGCTTTTGCGTTCATACCAGCCAGTCGCGCGCAAGTTCGTAGAGAAGCCTTGCCAGGGAGATTGCTGCAGCAAGATCAAACCTGACACCGCGGAAGCGAGCGTTGGCAGGGCGACGGGGGCGGGAAGGTTTTTTCTTGGACATACAGCTCTCCATTTGAAGAAAAAGGAGAACTGCCGACAAAGAAATGGTGCGCCTTTTGACTTACCGTCGTCAAGGGGGGCGTTTATGCAGATTTTGTGACCCGATATAGATGTTTACTTAGTGCGTTTGCCGACGGCCGTTTGGCCACTGAAACGCTATGCGTTGCCGTCGGTCTCGCTGTCGTCGGATAGCTCTTCGGTCGGCAGGTAGCCGTGACCCTGCAGCCAGTCGTGGATGAGGCTGGCCAGCATCTCCTTGCGCTGGAGGCCATAGGTGACGCCGGCGGCCGCAAGAGCGTCTTCGACCTTCTGCGCCAGGACGATGCCTTCCGCGTTTCTCAGCCGCAAGGCTGCCCGGCGAAGCATGATCTGAAGGTCTGCACGACTGATGTCGGCGATGCGATTGGAGGCGCTTTCGATCTCGTTGGCGAAGTCTATGCGGCCGTTCATGGGCACTGCTCCAGCTCAGGGGGCGATGTGGCGAAGGACGCCGGCTTCTTCGGCGGCGGCCTCAAATGCTTTGCGGGCGTCGTCAGGGGTGGCCATGCCCTCGAGCGCATCGAAACAGACCTTATAGGCCTTGCGCCACCTGGGGCCGCGCTTTGGCCAGGTCTCCATCTGCTCGACGCAGATCTCTACAGCCTTTACGTTGTAGGTATGGCCGCTCGCGATTTCCTTGACCTGCACGGCAGGAGAGAACCACATCATCGGCGCTGATCCTTGCTGTTCATCGGGACAGCTTACCAGCGATGTAGAAAGAATTCAGGTGCCGGTTTCCGCACCTGGTGCAGTAGATGAAGCGGCTGGCGAACCGCAGAAACCGGTTTTGCGCTCGCCGCTCAAGCCTGTTGCGATCGAGCGGCCCCTTGTGTCCGCAGCAGCCGCATCGGCCTCCAAGAACCCACCACTCGGCAATGTCGTCGAGCTTGATCTCGTAATAGGCCTTCCCCACGAGGGCCGTGCATTCCATTTCCAT